ACTTGTTGATATAATCCTCACCTAAGATTCTTACATCGGGTTTAAAGAACTTAATTAAGTCATAAAGTTCTTCTTCTGTTTGATATAAATATACTTCATCGATATATTGTATTGCCATCAATGTTCTATATCTTTCGTATAGTGGTATAACTGGTTTGTACTTTGATTTCCTATGAAGACTTGGGTCTTTCTGAAGAAATACTATAAAGTGGTCACAATGTCTTTTTGCTTCTTGAAAGGTATAAATATATCCAGGATGTATTAAATCAAAGTTACCTGCCACACATCCTACTATTTTTCGTTTACCTCTCATAGCTACATTGAATCTTTCTTTTTCTAAATCTTTATCCATAAGTGTTTAATTGAGCATTAATTTTATCTACTAACTTTTGATGTTTATTCAATCCATCATCTGTTAGTGTAGTTTTTAATTGTTCTAACAACTCAACAACTCTTCGTTTACCTCTGACTTTGGCGAACCCTCTGTTTTCTCTTTCTACTTGATATAAAAGAAATGCGATTTCGTCAGTTTGTCTCAACTTAGTTTCATATTTACTGATTCTTGAGTCTACCATTCTATTATCCGTTGAACTCCAATGTGGAACATATCCTTTGTACAACTCGTCCAATCTACCCTTGAGATATTGAATCTCCATCAGTTTGTTTAGTGTCTTTCTTTCCATCACTTAATAGTTTTGCTTCTTCTTTTTGTAAATCCTTTGGTAAATCTTTATTCTTTACCTTTAGTTTAGTTTCTTCTTCTACTCGGTTAACACAATATAGTCGTTGTTCTTTGTTTCCTTTACCCCATAACCATCCAATAGTCCCTTTGATTTCTTCAATCTCAGTTGAAATCCTATTTGTGTTGTTATTGAGTATTTTTTCATCATTTTTATCTAATTTGTAATTCACATCGAATTTACCTGCCAATTCTAACATCGTTGCCAAATCTTGTTTTTCATATGCGTCTTTTACTGACTGAAAAATCTCATGTCCATCTTCTAATTTATCAGGATGAGTTTTGGCAGCAAGTCTCTTATAGAGATTCTTTACCTTTGTTGGCGCATTTTTAAGGAGCTCCTTTTGTCTGTCAAGTTCTTTTTGTCGTTCTTCTTGCTCTCTCTTTGCGTTTTCAAAGTGAGTTGCTGGATTTTCGAAATTCGTCTGATTATTATCATTATTAGTTTTTACTGCTTTATCGTAGTACTTCTTAAAATAAGAATCAAAATCTTCTGTATACTTTTCAAAATCATCCTTGACATCTTCAAGTTCTAATTTTAAGTAATCTAATTTTAATTTTAATATCTTAAGTTTTCGGCTCACTACTCATCCTTCGAAGGTTCATCTACAATCATACACTCAGTAGTAAGTAGAGTACCTGCGACAGAAACTGCTTTTTCAAGTGCCGTTCTTGCAACTTTTGTTGGGTCAATGATACCTTTTTCTATCAAATCACCAAATGACTCATCTACTACATCATAACCCATTGTTGATGAAACCTCGGTTGGTGCTGATTGAAATTTATCTAAAATCACATCAGGTTTCAATCCTGCATTCTCTGCGATTGCTTTGAATGGTTCATCACACGCTTTTAAAATGACATCGATTCCTTTTTGTCTATCTAAGTTATCTTCTGAAAGTGAACCATTAATCATTTGTCTTGCGTGAATCAATGCAGCTCCACCACCTACAACGATACCTTCTTCAACTGCTGCTTTAGTAGCGAGTAGTGCGTCATCGATTCTGTCTTTCTTTTCCTTCATTTCAATCTCTGATTGTGCACCTACTTTTAATACTGCTACACCACCACTCAATTTAGATAGTCTTTTCTGAAGTTTTTCTTTTTCAAAGTCTGACTCAGTTGAATCAATCTCATTCTTGATTTGAGTGATTCTAAGTTCTAAATCTTCTGATTCACCATGACCACCTACAATAACACTCTTGTTTTTTGTAGATATGATTCTATCACAAGAACCTAAGTCATCCCAAGTGATATCTTCTAATTCTTTACCAAGACCACCGAAAACTACACCACCTGTTAGTGAACCCATATCTTTTAAGATTTCACTTCTTTCATTACCAAATCCAGGAGCTTTCAACGCCAAACACTTCAAAGTCTGTCTTGCTGAGTTAACAACCATAGTTGCCAATGCTTGACCTTCTATTTCATGTGCAATTACTACGATAGGTTTATTCTTTGATGATGCGTTTTCAAGAACACCAACAATTTCATCCATATCGGAAATCTTACCATCATATAATAGAATAGCAGGTTCTTCGTGAGTCACATTAAGTTTTTCTTGATTGTTAATAAAATAATGTGATAAGTAACCTCTATCAAACTCAAGACCTTCTACGATTTCAAGTTCGTCTTCAGATGCGTTACCTTCTTCAACAGTAATTACACCATCTCTTCCAACTTGGTGCATTGCCTCACCAATCATATCACCAATAGTTTCATCACCATTTGCTGAGATTGTAGCAACTTGTTTAATTTGGTCATTAGTGTTAACATCAATAGAGATATTATGTACTAATTTATCAACGAGTTCTTTTGATGCAATATCCATACCTCGTCTAAGTTCGATAGGATTTGAACCTGCTTTAACCTCATTCATACCTTCATTGAAAATATACTGAGCCAATACAGTAGATGTGGTTGTTCCATCACCTGCGTTATCTGCCGTTTGTTGAGCTGCCTCTTTGATTACTTGTGCACCAACATTTTTAGTATTATCTTCAAAGTTAATACTTTTAGCAACAGTAACACCATCTTTAGTAATATGTGGTGATGCTTCTGTTTGAATCACAACATTTCTACCCCTTGGTCCTAATGTTACTTTTACTGCGTTTGCCAATTCATTGACACCATCTAAGAGTTTTGTTCTTGAACTCTCTCCATGAAATACTTGTTTACCCATAACTTATTTACCTTTTTTTTGTTTTTCTCTTGCTTGTTTGATTTGTTCTGCTCTCCATTGTGGTTGTTTACCTCTAAGATTACCTCTTAGATTATGAAAACAGTTATAACATAAAAATCTGATATTATCTTTTTTGTGATTTGTCCAATCATCGTCCATATGGTCAAGAATCAGAGGAATTGTTCCATCTGTAACTCTTTTCTCATTGTAACCACAATTGTGACATTCATGCGGAAATTCTAATTCAGGTTTATGTGCATTATTAATTAGTCTCTTCTTTAGTAAGAAAACAGGATACTTAGGATGTTTACCATCTAATATGTCATTCAATGCGTATTTACCTTGAGTTACATTATATGGTTTCTTAACACCCTTACCTCTTTGATTCTTGTGTAAGTCCCAAAGATTTTTACCTGATTCTTCGTCTTTGTATAATTTAGAATATTTTTGATATGTAGTCAACGACACATTTAAGAATCTCGCTGCGCCTGAATTTGACTTGGAGTTCTTCATCGCATACCGAATCTGTGCTTCAGTTAGGTTCAAAGGAGTTCGTCCTTTTCCTAATACATAACCATTTGGCAATTTAGTACCCTTTTTCATATCCTTCATTTATATATAAATATGGTCTACCCATATTTTTCTACTATACTCTCTAAAAATTGGAATTCTCTGAAAGTTAGCGTTTGTTGATTCTTTTGAATCTTTTCTTTTAAATCGTGTAATCTTTTCTTGTCTCTATATGCAAATAATCCTTTTATATGTTTTGGATTTGAGTAGACTATATCTTCTGCAACCCTAACAAAGTGAAAGTGTCTGTATAATTCTCTTTTAATTATTTTCATTGTTTCCAAAATAATTGTACTGCTAATAAAGTAGATGCCAATACCAATGATACTGCCACCTTTGGTGTTATTCCTTGTTTAAAGAAATATGCGACTCCGAATGCGTATACTACCATTCCGATTGAAAATCCTAAAAACCTTGCTGGCCATAGTTGTCCATCAAACCCCTCTACTGCGTATTTAGTTCCCCATATATATAAAAATGATATAGGTACACCACATATTGCCAGTAGAAGTGTATTATCTTTGAACCAATCCCATTTGAATTGTCCGTTTAACTGAAAGAACACTGCGATGTGTCCTAACAGAAACCAAACTATACTCATCAATACACTCTTATTCATTATGCATTGATTTTCATTAAGATTTCTTGCTCTCTATATAGATTTAGCTTTTCACCATCTAATTTTAGTTGAACACCTGTATTTGGTACGATAACATTATCACCTACTTGTAGTTTCATAGGTATTTTTGTACCTGTTGTAGTATGTATACCACTACCAACTGCGAGTACCTCACCCTTCATTTGTTCTTTATTAGACTCGGGCTTGTACAACCCACCTTTGGTCTTTTCGTCTTCTTTAATAACTCTGACTAATACATAGTCATTTAATGGTTGGTATGTTTTCCACCATAGTTTTTTTTCTGTTTTCGCCATAACTTCTTTCTAATTTGATTACAATATACAACATTTATTTGATATTGCAAAATGTTTTTAACTATTTTTCGTTTCTTCTCAAGATTTCCACAAGCAGTCTTAAATCCTCTAAGTCATTAAAAACTATTGATGTGTCTACAATCTCTACTTCTAATTCGTCTTCCCATTCGTCTTCTCGGTTTGATTGGAGTTCAATCTCACCAACCACCAAGGTATAAAAGGTTGGACTTTCTACATTCTGAAATATACCTTCTACATTAACATTTTCATGAGAAGGTTCTTCACGCTCAAACCCTAAATCAATTAGGTCTTGCTCTGTCATTGTCATATTTTCCCCTTATCTAACTATATCAAAAGATACTACGCCATCACAATCCATACAGAACTCTGTGTCTATTCTTCCTCTAACACATGAATCATGCTCCCAAAGATATACTGGATTCTGAGAATCACATTCACATTTAGGACCTGTACAACTTAGTTGACTAAATCTTTTGAGTCTTGGATGTTTAATCCATTCGTCTTTTAAATATACCATAACTATATGTTTACATCACCAAAACCACCATTTTTATTAACGATGATTCCTTTGGCTCTTACCTCATCAGGATTTTTATCACTACTATTGTTGATTAGAATTCTCTCAGCTCTACCGATTCCCATAACTAATTGGTGGAATGGTATCCCTAATATATCCATCTCTTGAATAGTCTCGTGTCTTAGTGACTCAGGTCTTGCCGTAGTCAATACAATATGATGACCTTCTTTGAACCACTTTACCATCTTGTCTACCACACCTGGCAGAGCAACAGACTTGAAAGGGTCAAGGTCTTCGAAATTTACTTGATGTACTAAAGTCCCATCTATATCACTAAAAATTGTTTTTGTTTTTATCATAGGTTTCAAACTTTTACATTATAAATGTACGACAATTTTTGTTAATTGCCAAACTTTTAATGTTAAGAAATTGTTAAATTTTACCAATTTTCTCTTCTAAAGTGTTCATCATCCCAAGCCCAACTTAATAGTCGAGTCTCTTCGACATCGTGTAGTACGATGGTTTTATCTGTCATTTTATCATCATAGAAATATTCATAACCAAAACAACCTACATCTGCGTCAATTACTTGTATGATTCTATCTGAAAATATTTTACACCCATTTGCCCATTGAATGTCGGAATAAGTAGTTAATAATTCTTTTATCATTCTTGAGTTAGGTGCTGACCCATATACTGCACAATCAAACAAAGTATTATTTTGTTGTGTTGGTTTTAATCCTGTAAAGAATGTTATATTTTCACCAAGTTGATTCATACATAAATCAAAATTTTGAACTGGCTTTGCATCTGCATCAACATAAATTCCACCAATTTCATTTAGTAGTAAACATCTAATCCTATCACAAATGAATGCCCATTTATATAACTCTGGGTTTTTTAAGTAGTTTGTTAGGAATGGGTCATCGCTATATTTTTCAAAAACTTCATTGCCCCAAAGTTTACATTCGTAATTTGGATTTACTATTGGCATCGCATCCGTAAACTCTTTGATATGTTCGGGTATGGGGTTATCACCAACCCATAGTTGATGTATTATTTTTGGTATTTTTGTATTCATATTTCTAAATGTCCTAATTTTTCGTGTAATCTTTTCATATGTTTACAAGGTGAATATGGTCTAAACTCCCTTGCTTTACATTCACAATCTGTTATTCGGTAATCAGTTACAGTTACATTGTAGTAAGACAATTTACCTGTCTTCTTGTTACGACTACCCATTTCTCTATACTGCCACTTCCTCATTGTCTATTTTTTTCATTAGTAAATCATACGACAATTCAGTTGGTTCTTGAAATAGAACCTCATGGTCACGATACTCAAACTTTTCCAAGTCATTGGATTGTTCCTTAACTATCTCAGTTAATTTACCTTCCAAGTCATCAGTATACATTACAACATCCGTTGCCACTTCCATTGTGAACTGATGTCCACCTTTCGGTTTCCAATGAGTTCGTCCCTCATGGAATCCATAATTCTCATAATACTGAGTATCAATTACAATCTTTGCCATATCTAATAAACTATAAAATCTGTTAACTCTTCACCGATACCGACTCCATTTTTAGTTATCTCATAACTGGGGTCCATACCTGAACTAATTACTGAATCAACTAATTGTTGAATCGTGTCAAAACTTTTATCATAATAAGAACAATCTAAACTATACATATCTTTTATTTTTAACATGGACATACTATCCATAGTGAAACATATAACAAACCAAACATACCACCCAAAAAAAGGACAGATAAAATTGCGTCTATTGGATTTTCTTTTATAGCTTCGATAGCTTCTTTATTGAATTCGTACCACTCTTTCATATTTCTTATTTTTTATGCGAATGAACCGCTATTGATAAAAGGACTAACAACTCCATATTCTTGGTGACTCAAAGCGTCATACCAATCTGATGCCACTTCGTCTTCTTTCAAAGATATTGGACAATCAAAGTCTGGCTTGTTGTTAACAAACGCCGGATAAACAATTCCTGTGTTGGTATCAACCCAACTTCCTACTGATTTTAATTCTACTAAATTCATAATTTTTAATTTATTTTTCATTTATTATTAACTCTTAATCTTACACTACTAATATACAACATTTATTTGATATCGCCAAACTTTTAATGTTAAGAAATTGTTAAATTTTGAAACGCTTTCTCAACCTTAACATACTCTTTATCGGTCATGTAAGTCTTATTGTGGGATAAAAATCCTTCGATTGTACTCCAAACTTGATTTACTGCTTGAGATTCTTCGTTCCAAGAGTTTATCCAATATTCAACTGAACCCCACTTTGGTTTGTTATTACAGAAAACATAAGATGGAAAATACTTCAATTCAGTTCCATTGTCAGTACAAGTATCATAGTCATTGTATTCGTACATATCAATCATACCATTGAAAGAACCACCTTTAAATATCTGAGAGAAGTTCTCTATTTGTTCGTAAATATTTTCATCAACCGATGAACCATCTGCGTTAGATACATTCACATCAACTGATGAACCACCACTATAAGTTTTGGAGTTACTCCACACTTTTATTTCAGGGAAGTTTTTCTTGACATATTGTTTGATAACTGATGCTGAATTCTTAGCATTCATATGGATGTAATCTTTTTCTTCAGAATACCAATTGTCTTGGTTCTTTTTGATTAATGCTGATTGTGGTAACTCGTAGTTCACACCTTGGATTGTTAATTTGATTTTTTTACTCATTTTTTATTTATTTAATTATTACTCTTATCACTTATTACACTACTAAAGTACGACAATTAAATGAGAAATCCAAATTTTTAATGTTAAGAAATTGTTAAATTTTGCTTTATTTTGAATTTTTTTAGTGGTTTTTCCCAAAAATCATAGATTTCATCCTTTTTATACCCAAATTTGATGTAATCGTTGTTGAATCGTTCCCAACATACTTGCCTTAAATGAGTTTCGTCAAAATAAATGGGTGGATATTCAGTTTTACCAACAAATGGTACTTGAAAATCATCTGGCATAAACCACAATTCTTTTAAATCTTCTTTAATATTTTCTGCTCTGATAAGTAAATCTATCTGTTTTGATGTATTATTTATTAAATCCCAAAGATTCCAACCATTAACCCAATCTTCTGTCATAGATTGTAGACATTCTATTGGTCCATTTGATGGGTCAATCATTTCGTGTCGTTCACCACCATACCCATACTTCCAATAACTTAACCATCTATAATATGGGTGTCTAATACTTGCAATATGAATGTAATCATCACCTGCTTCTTCAGGCCAATTGTTTACATGAGTAAAATCGGATGGATGTTCATCAGAAGGCCAATCAGGATTCAAATCACAATATTCTAAGAAAATATCTCGAACAGACCTTGACGCTACCTTAGCGGGAGCAGTCCATACGAATTTATACTTGTGACTTATGTTTGCACCTCTGTTTTTAAAATCCATTTACATTTCCGTATTGAAGAAGAAAGTCTGAAATAGTCTACCATCGTATTGGTCTCTACCAAAGTAGTCTAATGAAGCGTGAAAGTAATCACCTCTATAAATTACTAATCGATTGTATACATTTGCCAATCTATCAGTCATTTCCCATTTTGTATAGTCTTGAGAATCTTTGTATATTTCATTCATCAATTCATTGTCAGGAGTTCCGTCTGCCTTATATGGATGACTGGTCAACCCAGTTGCCTTGTGTTTAAATAAACCCGTTCCTGCGCTTAATGGGGCGTTTGGTGTTAAATAACAAACACCTGCCCACCTTGTAGTGTTGTCTGCATGAATCCAAGTTCTGTCACCTTGTGTTGTATATTGATATGCTCCTGTGTATTCGTCTCCCCAATCTGTAACTCTACCCCATTGTGGTGATATAACAGATTCGATAGTATCTGTTATTGATTCATTTAAAAATGGTATTGTTCTTTGACCTGGGTAATTACCTCGTACTCCGAAGTCTTGTGATAATGCGAATTGTCTTACTTCGTCAGGATTTGAGTAGAAGTTTTCAATAATGAATGCGTTTACTTCCATAACTTATTTATTAAATTTATTTCATGTTTTTAGTTATACTATCGGGAGCGTTCTGAGACACCCAATTAAATAACTTTGATTTCCATACTTTTTCAGGTAATATTCCTTTACCTTCTCTCTTTACTGGTAATGATAAGAATCCTTTTGCAATACCTTCAATATTATTTCCATCAGCATCTTTGTAAAATACCGTATGTTGTGGATTATTTAATATCACATCAACCCTACCATTTAGTCCATTTGGCATTGCCTTTGTTACAAGACCCCAAACAGTATTTGATGCACCTTCATGAGTTTTTAATAGAATATCCTCAGGCACCATTCGTTCTCTTTGTCTATTATTATCAAGTGCGGTTACATAATTAGTAAGAACCCATGTTAAGTGTACATTTTTAGATTCATATCCAGCTTTTTTTAACATAGGAATTATACTTGTAATATCTGTAACATCCTTTGCCGTAATATCAAACATAATATTAGGAAGTGTTTCAGGATTATCTTTACCTACTAATAGTTTTTCTAATGAATTATCTTTGATACCTGTTGCTTTTACTAACTGATGTAATGCTCTAACATGGTCAGGTTTCTTTAATTGTAAGTTTCTTAACTGAAATCCTTGTGATTGAATGTTCCTAATGATTTCTATTTCTTTTGCTGGTATATTTTTACCATACTTTTTCAATATAGAATCAATATCTAATTTACCCATTCTATTTAGAATCTGAAGTTGTTTTTTCATTTTATCAACATCACGAACTTTGAATGCGGTATTATCTATAAAATGTGAACCTGAGAATCCTTTACCACTACCTGCACCACCTGCCAAGAATACAACTTGACCATATGGTTTTCTTTGATTATATACAATTAACTTTTCGTCTAATTGTTCTTCTGTTAGTATCTCTAAAATAAAGTCTTTAATCATTTTTTCCCCTTAATGGAAATCGTTTACTACGATTATCGTAATTTTCTTTTTGGTATGGAAACATACGATTCAATCTATCTTGGCGTTTTTTACACCCACAATCTTCTTTACCTGCGACCTCGGCAATCTTTTCAGCCAACTTGTCTAATTTAGTTGCTGATGTGATTTTCTTGATTGTATCACCTACACCTTTTGATTTTTCATTCCACTTCATAAGTTTCATCTATCTCTACGCTGAATCCATCTTTACGAAACAACTCGTATAAGTCTTCAACCATTATTATGTCCCCAGTATAAATATCACACTTTCCATTATTATGTACAATGTTTGCAACTGATTGCCCTTGCGTCATTGGAAAGGACAAGTATTTTCTCAAAACACTCACAACTTCGTCAAATGTATGAATGTCATCATCTAACAAATATAATTTAGCCATGATTAAAGTTCATATTGAATAACTTGTTTAATATCATACTTTTGTTTAAATTTTTCAACATAAATTGGTACTTCTATTTCTGCTCCAATTGATGCTTCAACATTTACATCATCTTCAGTTTTTACATAAACTATACACTCTTCCTTAAACAAAGGGTCAAGTTTTTTTATTACTATTTTCATTGGGTCTCTCCAACATCTCTATAAGGTCTTTAATATGTTGACATTTCATATAGTCCTCTTCGGCAATATAAAACGACATCATCTTGTCTAACAATCGTTTTTTAGTAGATAAATCGATAAAAGTAGGGTTATACAACATAATGTCGTAAACCTCATCCATCGCTTTAACTTCATATTCTTCTGCCATAAATATAGTTTGGAAAGTTAATAAAACTAAAATTTGGACATAGCTTCGGAGAAAATCCACCCCAAAACACCAATAAGACCACTAAATAGTACCCAAAGTGCCTTAACTACACCACTTTTCCAATCTTGAAGTTTAGATAATTCTAACTTTAATTCAAGAAGTTCTTCAGGAGTTGTCTCTGAATCTCGTCTAAATGCCGTATTCTTATTGACCCTAACAATTACACCATTTTCAGGATTAAGTAAAGTATACTTAATATCGGAAAAATCTTCCTTTAGTTCATGTTGAAAGTCTTTCATCTCTTGAAAGTTCTGTTCCATTCTCTTTAGCTCCCCGTTAGGTAACTTTTTTTTCATAGTACCTAACTCGGATAGAATGTTTTCTAATAAGTTTTTTTGTGTAGATGCCATATTACAAATCCCAAGTTTTGATTATAAATATGGAGTCTTGTACCAAATCGCAGACTTACTATTTGATTTTTCGTGTTCAGGTCTATCTTTTGTAAAATAGTACAATGCGAATGAGTATCTTGATATATCATCTGGACAAACTAATGGTGTTGGGTGTCCATGGATTGAGTCATCTGTTGTGTTAAATATCACCGCTCTATTGAATGTTGGGAGTATAGATTTTACTTTAACCAATCCCTCTTTTTCACATAAATCTAAGTGACCATTATAATTCCAGTTTGGAGTAAGATATAGTAGTAAGTTAATTCTTCGCCACATATCTTGAGTTGGGTGTTTGTTGTAATCTGAATGTAGTTCTAATCTACCACCATTTTTAATTCTATGAATACCACCACCCTCATAGTCTACATCTGCGATTAATCCATCTATACCTGTTAACTTTTCTAAGAACATTAAAAATTGTCTTGAGTTAAAGTATTCAAGACACTTCCACACTGCGGGCATATCCGTTTCTAATCGATTCTTAGACTCTGTATCATACGGAGTCCAAAACTTACTTACTTGTGAGTTTCTTTCGTCTTCAGGGTACCCCATCATATCATCCCACTGCCAATCTGTATGATTTGACATTTCATTGTAACATTGAAGTGCCATATCAGTTGGTAAGAAATCGTCAAATATAATATGTGGAAATGGATTTGCTAATGAATAATTTGATTTACATCCATCAGCTAATGATGTGTTTATCATAACATAGTTTTAAATTGGTCTTCTATATATTCTTCTATGACCTCTTTCTTTTGGTCTGAAGATAAATGTTCTACTGCAAGTACTGATTTGATTCTAACATCAGGATACTTTCTTTGAAGTCTTTGTACTGCCTTTACATTCTTAAGTGAGTCATCCATGAATGCGATATCAGTATATCCTTTTTCTATGTGTTTTTCAATCCAATCTGCCTTGTCTTTAGGATTATTACTCCCCAATGTTACAGGATACACATTCATTCCATATGTATCTTTGAAAAACTTTCTGATTGGGAATCCTAACTTTCTTGCAGTTAATATTGTTACCTTTTTGTTTGGATTCGATAACATTTGTTGTAATAATTTGAAGTTCTTTCTAATCACTTTAGGATTATTCAACATACTATTGAAATCTCTAAAATCAAATGTATCACCACTCTTTTCGTTATATTTTGCGTATTCGGCAGGACTCAATGTAGTTTCTGTACCATCTTTATGTGTAACATAAATGTATGCGGTACTCTTTGCGAGTGTGTCGTCAAAGTCAAAAACTCTTAAAATTCTTCCCATAATTTTACCTTTTACACCAATATACGAAAAATATACGACTTATCCAAGTTTTTTAGCGATAAAATTCATGTCCACTTGAATTGCGTATCCAGCACCTTCATAATTATCAAATGGTACAAACTTTAAAGGTCTTAGTTTTTTCATAGCAAATATTGCTAATTGTTTACAGATATCTCTCTTTGATGTATCACCGAGTTTATCTATCTTATCTAAGTCCTTAGATGTCTTGGCCATAAAGACAATAGTATTAGCACCACTTACAGGCGTCATTACCTTAAATTCAGGATATTCACTTGGTAAATCTGAATTTTTATCAGTAGATGTTAATACTACTTTACCTTCGTCTAATAAATCTTTTAATTTCATAATTTCCGTTTATTTTGTTGCAAGTATTTGAATTGCGTATATAATCAATGCAGATACCAATAATTTCATTACTGGGTCTTTACTTGTAACTTTTTCTACTGCAGTTTCTTGACAACAATTATCTGATACAGGTTTTGTACTACCACACCCAACTAATAATATTGAACTTAAAGCTATTCCTATCATCTTCTTTTTCATTTGTATCCCTATTTTATTCTAAATGGTATATCGTGCTCTTTCCAAAACTTATTAAGTGTAGTTTTTAAATCCTTAACTAACTTTACTGACTTCTTTTTATTCTCAGGTGTATTTGTATCTAATCTTCCTTGTGGAATAATTCCGCTGATATAGTTAGTTACAGGAAATACACCTACTTCATTAATTTCAGTTTCTTCTAATGGTCTATCATCAACTTCATCTGCAATACATCTACCATCCATTGTTACATTTCCAGAACATGGATTCCCAAGGTTATCATAAAAGATTTCTTGGAGTTTAGTAATTTTATTGGTTTTTTTCCAATTGTCTCTATCAAAAACTAAATTGTCTTTGACCATCATAACCATTAATGCTCTACCAAACTTCTTAGTATCTGTAATTCGTGTAAACGATGGTGCGTTCTTTTTTGCCCAATTGTACCATAATCCTGATAATATCTTGAACATTTTACTTGAATCACCATTTGCTTTTAAAAGTTCTTTTTTGAATAACCCTCGTTTTCTATATGCATACTTCTTAAAATCCATATAGGTAAACTCATTTGGAGTATCCATAGGGAATGGTACACCTTCTTGTAAATCTACTTGAACCATCTCGTCAACTACCATTCTATATTTAAGTAATGGTCTTCCGTTGATAGTGATGTCTCCCTTTTCATTTTTACCAATAGATTTTACTACGATTCGTTTGTTTTTAAACTTACCGCCTAATACTGTATCACCTACTTTAATTGGTATTACTATATTTTCAAAAAGTGAACTCATATTCTATTTGTTTTTTTTAAATAATTAAACATTTCATAACCCAATTTCATTCCAAACTTCGAATCACTTGGATAATGCGCTCTTGCTACATTTCTACTTTTAGATATGTCTCTACCCAAACTCATCAAATTAAATTGATGTTGAGGGTACATATCTGATAGTAGTTTCCCTATAAGTATTCCTTGTGTTGAATGCCCACTTGGATACGATGGTGTCTTCATAGAGTCCATCATAGATTCTTTTCCAATATTTACATTTACTAATGGATGGTCAACTACTTGATATGGTCTTGGTCTATTATAATGATATTTAAGCTTCATAATAATAATAGAACTATCATCTAATAGTTTTTCCACCAAAGCTTCTGGAAAATCTAATCCTACTGTTTTTAAATACTTTTTAAATACTTTATCCACATCATCCATTTCTTTTACAAATTCAGGATTCTGTGGTAATTTTGCTAATTCTTCTAATTCTATTCGAGTGTTTGATGACGCATTACAATGAGGTGGATTTCCCATATAGTTTTTAGTTGGAAAATCTTGGAGTAAGGATGGGGTTCTTTTCATTTTATCCAGATGTTTTGGTTTTATCTCATCTGTATAACCCATTTGTTTTAAACTGAGTATATCTGATAGTTTCATTTTCCTTGTCCGCGGTATTTCTTTTTATAATGCTTACTCCCCTTACTTCTTGAATTCTTGGTCTTGGAATGTACTCCAGGTCTCTTCTTACGATGACTTGTTGTATAATTACTAACTAATGCTCGTGCCATTTTATAACCCTATTAAAACTGAGATGACTTTTTAAGTTCATCAATAGTTTCTTGTAACTCATCTAAATCAACAGGACATACTAAATCCAATCCTGCTTTGAATGTCGATTCTTTTATACCATCTTTAAAAATAAAGATAGTTGGCGCCATTCTTACTCTATAATCTTTTTTTGCGTTTGGTGCTTTTGCAATATCAACTCTGTAATAATGAGTGATACCTTTAACTTTATCCCAATCTTGGAATGCGTTTGCTTCGTTAAACTTTGCCCAAAACTCGACAACTATTATTGAGGTCTCATCATCACCAAATGCTGATTTTTCGTGTATTGCTTCATCGAACTTTGCATCATCTATATAATCTTGACCGAAAACACTACTATAACCTAATAATAATATTGTCAAAAACAAATATTTTTTCATAATTACCTATTTTTATTAATCTATTAAATAGCCATAAGGTGTATCGTCAACATCCAAACCTATTGGAAAGTTTTCTAACCTCATAGAAACAGTCATATTAGCTTGTATGTAAGGGTTGTAAAACTCCCCCTCAGCGGTTAAACATATTAAACCACTATGTTGACCACCTAATTGTCCTGCGTCTTGAACTATTACCTCATTCCAAACAACATACTCTTGGTCACCTGGTATTTCAACACCTGCGAATTTATCATCAGGGTTTAACCAAGTGTAAGTACCAATATCTAATAACTCACCATCATCAATTGCATCTGAATCTAAACAATATAATGCAAAGTGTTGTCTGTCTAATCTAATTTCCCCATCATCTACTTGTAGGTAAAGGATAAATATCTTTCTTAATTTACCATCTACCCATTTTGAACCACCATATGATTTTACTTGAGCGTATCTCTCATAAGGGTCAAATGAATCACCATCTAAACTAATTTCAAAAACAGGAACTAAAGGTTCAACCTCTTCCTTTTCACATCCTAAAATTAAAAATAAACTTAAAAATAATAATATCTTTTTCATAATCTTATCTACCTTTTTGTATCTCGTACAATCTTTCGTCAATTTTATCAAGTTGGTCTCTTATCGCATCCACATCGTCTTGAGTGTCCATGATTGTCTGGCGAATTAATTCGTCCTTTAAATCATACTCAATTCGGTCTATCTCAGGTAAAGGTAATTCCTTTGCTTCCTGAATATCCCCTTGTAATGTGAACCACATTCCTATTACTGTTGCGAGTGTGAATACTACTACACCGATTGTCTTTAAATCAAGTGTGATTTTCGTTTCTTCTGATACCTGCTTTGCCATGACTCCCTTTTGTCTTATCTAAATGTGTAATTAAAACCGAATGTACTATTAAAGAATTCACTAGCCCACATCTTAGTATATTCACCTTCGACAAATATACCGAAACTTTTGCTCAACTTCCAACCAATGCTTCCGCCGAACTGATAGTCATCCCATTGTTCAAATTCAGAATCTTGTCTCAATCCACCTTTACCCCAGTTGTTCCTGTTACCATAGTTGAAATCACCATCACCCATTACATATGAGTGGTAAGGTAATAACCAATTTGCGTATGCATGAGCCCAAAACTTTGGAGTGTAGTGATAGAAATCAACTCCAACGATTGGTGATACTAAACCAAATTCTCCGATTCCATCCCATATTTCATTGTTGTAATCGTTAATAAGGTCTCTAAATACACCATCTCTAAATTCTAAATCCGAATCTGCTACTCTGTTACCATCTGGGTCTAACCAAAAATAATCAAAGCTACTTTGGTCATTACCATCTTGGTCTGTCCATGTAGACTCATACCATTGGTCTGTATATCCTCTGTCATACCCTAAAGTATACCAATAGTTTGCAATAGTACCATCTGGATTAGTTTCATTCACCCAAATTTCAAACGGGTTATATCCATATGCTCTCTGATGAGTTCTGAAGATTGCACCTGCTGATAATGAGAATTTCTTACCGATTGGTAATCTTGCTCTTACTTCTGCTGATTTGTATTCAAAATCAAATGCACCTTGTTTTCTACTTTCGATTTTTGCTATATGATATTTACCTGTATGTCTAAGGAAGTATCTACTATTTGTCCATACTTCACCTCTTTGGCGTTCTTTTTCCCAATGAAATAAGTATTCGAATCCTTTTACTGCCGAAGTTGGCGCGGATAATGCAATTTGTCTTTCTCTATCTGCATTACCTGTCCAAAAGTTACCTGGCTTTCTTTCGTAATCAAATCTTGCAAGTTTTCTGATACCTACTCCGATTCTGTAATCAAATGGATTATACTCAGTAACTTCTACGATTTGTGGAATATCGAATATGTTTCCACTTTGGTTTGTTCTTACAAAATACTCTCTACGAGATGGTTCGTATGAATTACGAATGTCACCTGCTGCGTAAACAGTACCATATTTTAAGAAATCTTGGTAAAATTCCTTAATAATATTTGTTTTTTTCTTTTCTTTCTTCTCTTCTTGTGCATTTACACTCATTGGTGCAAACATTAAGAAAATCATGAATAATGATAATAAATTTTTCATTGTGGTATGTTTCCCCTCTTTACTTTTTAGCAAATTTTTCTATCCCTGCGATACCAAAACAACCAAGAGTTATATATACGAATGAGTTGTATATAAATTCATTAATTATTAAGTCTTTTCCAAAGTATCCAGTTCCTAAGTCAACGATTGCAAATAGTGTCATGACTGCAAAACTCATAAACCCTATAACATTTTTTTCGTTAATGTCGTTGTTGTCCTTAAATATGTTTTTAAATGCCATCCATTTTCTCCCAATATATTTAAACATAACTTCTAATCCTTTTCGTTAACTGATTACTCATATAAATAGTTTATTTCCTACAAATCCACTAACATATCTAACAATTCCGCCTGTGGGAACATATCAAACTTATCCTTACGAGTATTTGTATGTGTCCACATACCTTTTACTCGCCCATAATATGCATCTTCATTGAACTCAAATCCGTCAGCACCTTTTGCTTTTACCTCTTCTACAAGACCTTTTCTTACATCAATACTATCTCTCTCTGCAATCCACAAAATCCACAATCTTAATGCTTCAATTTGTTTATCAGAGTATCTGTGCCAATGTTTAAATCCTCTGAATGGTTTATCCAATGTAACGATTTGTGATTCATGTGCAGTTGTTCCTGCATATGTTTTTCCGTCTTTAAGATATCCAAAGTTATTTACTTCGATACCAACCGAATGTGTATGCATATGTTGTGAACCATTCTTTCCTAAATGCCATCCATAATGACCTTCAGGAAACGCCTGAACCATTACCCCATCATATGTTTCATCATTACCTTTGATGGATTGTCCACCTAATACAAACTCAGTTGCGACTGCTCCTCTACTATCTCTACCCCAATGGTCAACAGTTCTGTATGGATTCTGCCATCCTGCGGTGTGATGTAAGAAACAATATTCTTTTTTTGTGATTCCACTTTTGTATTCACCAACTGGAAGATAGTGTCTATTAACCGCTAATCCGTTTTCTGTTGTGAATGTTTTTTCAGTATCATCAGTAGTAGCAATACCCATAGTATCCCAAGTGGAAGGACCAACAATCCCATCAGCAACCAAACCATTGGTTTTCTGAAACTCTTGAACTGCTTTTTTAGTTCCTTCACCGAATATACCATCCGCACCTATTTCTAAAAATTCTTGTAAATCTTTTACTTGTTGTCCTTTTGAACCTACTTTAAGTAACATTTTAATTCCTTGTGTTATATTGTTTATATTAACAATAAATATTAAGTATGAATAAATTTAAAAGGAATCATCCAATGAATATCAAAAGGGTCACTAACCTCTGCTTCTTCCTTTTGTTCGTTGAGTGATATAAGAGTCACCTTTTCGCCCTCTACCAGACTTCCCCTGTGATTGCTGAAGGTCTCCCTCATCAATATCTTTTCTCCTATTTTTTCTTGTAATTTTTTCATATGTTTCAAAATATTCATCCTCGAAGTCTATACTTCGCACATCAATTTTAGCCATTTTTAATTATCCTTAAATTCTCTATTTTTTTGAGAAATTGTTCAACTGAATAGTCTTTGTTTTTTTCGTCTTTGATTTTTACTTCTGTAAGTGTATCAGGGTATTTGTTAACCAGCCTTTCAAGAATTTCGAAACCTTGGTCTGTCCAAAAATTCTTAAAGGATGTTTCACCTAAGATGTTTGTAGAATAGTCTACATCATCCTCATTATCGTCTGGTAACAAAATGTAGTATATCATAGATTTATCAAACTTTTTTCGTAGTATTTTACTTTATTAACCTTTATATTAAATATGTCCAATTCGAACTCACCGCATTGAATTCCATTAGAATCGAAGATTTCTGACCACTTTTGTATATAAGAATATGATGTATTTGATAGTCTATTTGCATCAAAACTTATTTCAATATCAGCTTCTTTTTGTACATTTATTCTTGTACTTAAATCAAACTTAGTATTTGGTTGTTCCAATTTTATATAACTCTCGATAACATCTTCGTCTATATCAATTGTTATTGAATCACACCAAGGTTCTAAAATGTTTAATATTTGAGAATTACCATTTTCTACATTAAATTTAATATCATATTTATGTGGAACTTCTGGCATCATCATTGCGTCATGTTTTACAAAATGACCCCATTTTCTAATAAAATTCCTTGTTGACCTCATATTTTGTTTCAACCATTCATCTGATTCTTTACCAACTTCAGTTAATGTTGGGTTAAATCTCGAACCTCTACAAGTCATATGATATACACACCCATCCCAAGTTTGAATCAAATCATATCCATTCAAGAGAAATCTGTTGAATATGTCTGAATCTTCTTTGGATTGGGGTGCGTATAATGGGTCATGTCCACCAATTGAGGTGAAGTCTTCTTTGAATAAAAACCAAGGTGCAAATATACCTTTAGTAGTTTTTCCATGTTTATATCTTTCATCACCTGTATTAAACCATTCTAAGAATCCATCTTCATCAAAGTCCTCAGGTTCAGTTTTCCAATCCTTGAGTACTTTTTCAGGCCCATCTGGGTGAAGTGGTGGTTCAATTCGTGTCAATGAAACAACACTCAATGGTTTAATATGTTCTAATACAGATTCTAATGCGCCAGGACAGAGATACATATCTGCGTGGTATATTCCTACAATCGGAGTATCTGCTATCTCTACTAACTCATCATATAGGATTGTATGTCCTACTCTTGTTGGTCCTTCGTTTCTAATTGCCTTGAAGTTTGGGTCGTGTACCATCATATCCTCACACCATTCCCAAGTCCCATCGGAACTGAAATCATCTGCTACACATATTGTTGGTTCAGGACCTGCATTCTTTCTAATTGATTCGTAAGACCACTTGAGATACTTTAAATTATCTCTTGATGGTTGAATAAAACTAATATCTTTTTTACTTAACATAACTTTTTACCTTTTTAATTAAATCATCGTATGATTCTACATGATATATTTTTTGACCTGATAGTTTAGGGAAGAATGTTTCATATGCTTTATGTTTTACTTCATACCCCTTTACTCCATATATAATATTTTCACCACCGAAATATGCAGCCAATGCTGAATTACCACCTTGTGTTGATATTTGATGTTCGGTTAGACTTAAAACTGCCATCTGTGCTTCATTATATGATAGGTTGTATTCATTTGCTATATCTTGTACTGTTTGTACATTATATTTACTTATCAGTTCTTTATCACCAAAATCAAGTGGTGGGCTACCATCTTGTGTAATATCATCTACATCAGGTCTGTTATAGATTATATGAAACTTATCAGAACATAATTCAAATATTGTTTTTAATGAGTCTAAATTAATATAATTTACAGGGTCAGAGTCCCACTCCGTTTGATACTTATTTGATATTACTAATAAAGGTTTATCAAAATTTAATCCCATCCAATTGTAAACTCCCTTGTAGTGACCATTCAAATCAGGCGGTGACCACCTGTCTTCCCAAACATTACAATCTCCTGCATCTTTTGCATCAGGCCAAAGTTCGTTTATCTTTTTACCAAAGAATCCTGCAACATGATTGTGTTGTCTATAATATTGTACATCGTTTATTTTCAGTTGCATATACTGAATTCTATTTGGATAGACTTCTGTCACATCTAAATTTGGATATAAGATATGACCACCCTTTGAAGTTCTTACTTTTACATCAACCCCTTGTTCTTTTGCATAATTTATTAAAGGTAGTGCTGCAAATAGTTCGTAACCAAACTCACCATGTATATCAAAGGTTGTTGTCATTAAAAATCAAATTTCAATTGTCTACTACTAAACAAAGATTTAATATACTCTTCTAATCTATCTTGAGGTTCCCAGTCAAGAAACTCGATTGCCTCATCTGATTCTCTTAGAGTTTCTTTGTAATTACCTTGTTGGTTTGGAATGTACTTTCTTTTACACCCACTATATTTTTCGAACATATCTGCCACTTGGTTAATTGAATAGTTTGTACCTGTTCCAAGTTCCCAAGCGTCAAATGTTGGTTTAGTATCATGAGCATTTAACTTTAGTAATGCGTCTACTATATCGTGTACATGGGTAAAGTCTCTTTTTTGTTCACCATCACCGACAATTGTAATTGGTTGGTTATCTCTGATTTGTCTTCTCCAGATACCAATTACTGCTGCCCAATCACCATCAATAACTTCATGTGGTCCATATACATTATAGAACCTACAAATCTCTATACTCATTCCGTAAGTCTTTTTGTATAACTTACATAATTCCTCACCAAGATATTTACAAGCCGCATATGGTGATTGATATGGGTCGTGGTGTTTAGAAGATGAACCTGCGTAAATAACTTTAATACCTTTTTTTCTTGCAAAGTCTAAAACCCTCTGAGTTCCTAAAGTGTTAACATCAAATGTTTCTGATGGATTTTCAAATGAAGGTTGTATTCTTGACAATCCTGCCAAGTGATATATCAAGTCTATGTCCTCAGTAAATGAAAACCAACTACTAATCCACTTAACATCATCTTCATAATATGTTGCACCCTTTACATGATTACTTTTTGTACCTGTTGAGTAATCATCAAGTACAACTACTTCATGTCCATTTGTAACTAATCTTTTAACTAAATTTGTGCCAACAAAACCGGCACCTCCTGTAACTAATATTTTCATAATAATGGTATTCTATTTGGATTATCTGTTCCTTTTATTTGTTTTACAAAAGTTTGGTCATCGTGTTCAGGCAATCTGCCCCATTTTTTAATAAACTTTTGTGCATTTGTTGATTCTGATTCTTGTTGTCTTTTAGATTTAGAATTCAGTTTATCCTTTGCTTCATCTCTGAAATGAGAACCTCTTGCTGAAAAGTGGTATACAATTGACTTGGATGACATAATAAATTTATATCCTTCTAATTGCATTCTAATAAACAAATCCATATCGTCAAATGAAGCGGGTGCGAATAGTGGGTCGTTACCACCAATCCAAACATAATCGTCTTTTTTACAGAAGAATCCGGCACCACCACCTTTTCTTACACGCGTTTCATCCATTGCGGAAAGTTTTTGAGACCATTCATCAAACCAATCTTTATCGAAGTTGTGATGGAACTCCCCAAACTCATCAGTTGATACAAATACAGTACCAGGTCGGTAATCAGGGTCATTAGGAAATATTTTAGGTTGAATTCTAAATGATGAAGCGATTATTCTTTTACCTTGAATAGTCCACTCTGCATTCTCTTCTACAATTTTTTGTAATTCTATATCTTGATTTGGAGCAATCCACATATCTGAGTGAATTATATTTACATACTCTGTTTGTGCTTTGTCAACACAAAAATCCATACCACCACCGATTCCTCTTGGTGTATCATTATGTTCTACAAACCCTTTTAGATTCTTGTCTGTTTGCATTTGATTCATTAACCACTCATCTGTACCATCAGTACAATTCTCTGCGTGAATCACAATCGGTTGGTCTTTGTAATATGCATTCTTTCTTACAGACTCGTAAGCAAGTTTTACATAGTCAAGATTATTATTTGTTGAAATACAAGTTGTTATTGGACTTTCCATACATCTTCCCATTTATATGTTTTTGTTTGTTTCATAAAGTTGTAAGCATTATATTTAGAATACTCACTTGCTTTAGGATACCAATCATTTGACTTTCTTTGTTCGTTTATATCTTTACCATCCTCACTAACAACATATTTTCTTTTTCTTGGATGTTCTCTGTTATGTACTAATAAAATATTCTTTACAATATACAAAGGAATTTGGTTATTTCCAAATATTGTTAACATTTTATTCATAAAAGCAGTATCTTCGTGGGTAAAGAATACTGATTTTGGTATGTTTACTCCACTTTTTATTATCTCTGATGACATTACCAACCCACAACCATTAAATTTATAGTTGTATGTAGATTCTATATGTGGTGATTCAACATCTGAGTTTATCTCTTCCATTTTATCATAATCCATATAACACCTCGTCCCATACCATGCGTGTGGGTCTCTTGGTAAATCAGTTAGTTTTGGGTGTTCTAATGGTTTCCACGAATCATCCCACATTTTACAAGTTGAAAAGAACCCAACCCACTTTGGTGTTTGTTCTTTAACTGCCTCGTGTAATGATAATATCGTTTCCATCGCCTGTGATGGAACTAACATATCGGATTCACCCCAAAACAGGATGTCTGCAAGTTCACAATACTTTTCGTTAAAATCTCTTCTGTAATCTGCGATTGTATATAAATCATCTCTGACTTCGTATTTGATTTGATAACCTTGTAGTTTATATTGATTACAAACTCTAACATACTTTTCCATAATGTATGTTAACATATCAACCTCATCAGAAACTTTTTCTAAGTCTTGATTTGTGACTAAACACATATCAATCAAAACTTTTTCTTTTGTTACTATTGATTTAGTTAAGGAATCTAAATACTCCTCAAACATATCAACTTCGTACCATTGTACTAAACAACCTGCCGCTACCATAATGTATCTCTTGGAATCCCTTCCCAACCAGGATTAGTTTCTGAATCGATTACCCACGAAACATTTTGTTTCTGTAACCATTGGTAGATACCTTTAGTTGCGTTTGCTACTGACTTGATTTCTCTTGGCCCCATTGATGTTTTTGCATAAACAATCTTTTCGTGTTCATTACCATAGAAGTGTTCTTGGAATACTCTTTGTGTATCGTCTTCTGTTCCATTTTCAAATGATGATAAATCACCAATGTCCCATCCAACCGTAACAATTTTTCTACACCCCAAGTACAATGCCAATGGAATTGCCATCTCATACATAATACCAGGCCCCCAAGGTTGTTGAAATCCTATTTCGGGGTGGTCTAACTTCATAGTATCCCAATCTTCTTTTTCTGATAGAGAGTGAATCATTTTGTTAGGTCCAACTCCACCACCTGTATTTGGGTTGTTTCTAAATATAGGAATGAATAGGTCTGATTCTAAATTATTATCAAAAATCATTTGAGGATGAAATTGTTCAAATATTGCCCATGTTATGATTGATTTATTATCTGACCAATCGTATGGTGCGAAGTTACAAAAGTTTAGTAAGTGAAAGTCAGTAACATCTTTTACTAAATTATATGATTGTTTGATTGGCATACATAATTTATCTGCCATAAACTCATTAAGGAATTCTTTATCATACTTTTTAAGTGAAGGACCACCTGCGATTATATATGCAGTCTCATCTTTGTACTGATTTTTTAATACCTTTAACCTATCTTCAGGTTCTTCTAATTTTAGAAGTTCTTCTCGTAACTTACTTGTCTGTAATTTCATCGAATTGTTTAAGTGTTTGTTCCCACGATTCAAACCTAATACCTCTGTCATCTATGTAACAGACTGCTCTTGGTTTTTCACAAGTTATTTCTTTTATATAAGTATCAATCTTATATTTGGCTAACCACTCCCATATTAGTTCTTCACCTGTCTTACCATTTACAAGTGGTCTATCAGGTTTTACTTTAGCGGTAAATAAAACTATATCATAACCCTTTTCATCGAACCATTTGATTGCGTCTATTGAACCCTCAATCGGTGGGTCATATACAGTTCCATCATGAAACCCTTTTGAATTACCATGGACAACACCATCAAAGTCTATTGCAACTTGATGATTGTTTTCATGCCATTGTAGTGCATCGTAGTCTTCTATTTCTTTTTTAAGGGTGTCTTCTGTTTTCATAATTACTGAATACTGGTGTTGATTTATTTCTACTTGAATATGCCCCATAAATAAACTTTCTAAACTCTTTAGTCTCGTGTTGTTTACTTACAGAGTGTAATGAGTTTGGTGACGATAAAAAGAATACTGCTCTATTTGCTTTTGCTGGTATAACTGAGTGAATAAGTACTGGCTCTTTTTTGTATAAGTTAGGTGCACCACCCCTTGGTTGTTGATAAGTTTCTACTCCATCACTTGAATGTATTACAAAGTCACCACCACTCCAATCCTTATCATTAAAGAATATTAAGAAGTTCAAAAATCTCTTCTGAGAATCTGCGTGTACTTCTCTAATATAACCATCACCTGCCTCTGACCAATCTATATGAGTAAACATTTTTTGATTTGATATTAACTCATCTGTTAAAGTACATCCCCAATGTTCCATAGAAGCTTGGAATTTCTGTTTAAAGTAGTTTAACATTTCATCTGAATCTATGTAATTGTGAAACTCATTCCATGTTGTTGTAGATTCTAACCACTTCCAAGTATCTGGTTGACTTGCACTATTTGCGATTTGTCTACGACCACCCATAACAGTATTTGCCTTTTCTTCTATGAGTTTACCTGGCCATTCCTTAACCAAATTATTAAAGATGTCTTGTTCAAAACAATCATCAATGACTATATAGTCATATGGATAATTGTATACTCTTGCATTATTAAAGTTAATCATATTTCTCGTATATTTTCTCTTCGAAAAATTCTGAGTTTAACAAGTGATTAATTTCTTTCTTTTCTGCTGCCCTTCTATCATTAGTATAATATACTGCTCTTGCCAACTCAATAAACTCTTCATCAAATTTATTGTCTCGTTCTTTTAGTCTAACTGAGTCTTCGATGACCCACATTTCACCATTAGTTTTTAATAACCTTTGGTAAACTTCTTTAAGTTCATCACCACCTGCTTCCCAAAATGGTTTCAACTTATCTTGTAAATAATTTAGTTCATTTGTAATATTAGTTTTTTGAACTGAATCATTAACATTTTTTAATTTTATTTCAAGGATTGATAACTTATCAAATGCGTCACCAATCGGTGTTTTAATCTCTATTGCCATAGTTCTTTATTTTTTTAGCACCTTCTTCTATTAACATTTTTTTAATACCATCTTCTAAATATACAAAATTTTTATGAGATACACAACTTTTTAGTTTAGAAAGTGATGGTCGTCTCCATTTAGTATCGTTACCCCATGCTTCCTTGTATTTCTTTTTATATTTTTTACCCATGATTCTGTGAATAGTTTTAGCTAAATCTTTGATTCTAACTTCTTCATCAAATCCAATGTTTATGATTTCGTTATCAACTTTTTCAATAATCTGAGATGCCATTTCTGCGTGGTCTGTTACATAACAAAAAGACCTTGTTTGATTACCATCACCATGTAGATAAAACTCTTCGCCTGATTGTACTCTTTCTATAAATTCAGGTATTACTTGACCATACCCATTTGTTGCCATTCTCGGGCCGTAAGTATTAAATGGTCTAAGAATCACAAAACTCTTTCTTTTCTCATTTGCCCACAACCTTGTCAAGAACTCACCCATACCTTTTGAGGATGCGTATGAATCTCTATCTGCCAATGGATGTAGAATCATTGCGTCATCTTCTTTTGTTGGTATCGATGGAGTTGGTCCATAAATTTCAGATGATGATGCGTATACTACTTTTGTTACTGAAGGTGTACATGCGTTCAATACATTCTGAGTCATTAAGATATTATTGTTACATACTTTAAATGGTATATCATAAAAATACCTTGTACCATTTATTGCAGCGTAGTGAACAACTATTTCAAATTGTTGTTCTTCCATAAACTTTTTAATTGGTTCTTGGTAAACCAAATCCATCTCATAAAATTTAAAGTTTTCATGACTTGGTAAGTTATCTATTTTGCCTCTAAAAAAGTTGTCTACTCCAACAACCTCGTGACCTTTATCTAATAAACTATCACAAAGATGTGAACCTAAAAATCCTGCTGCACCTGTAACTAATATCTTCATTATATTTCGTATCTCATTCCTTTAGGAACTTTTTTAACAAATTTGTCGTTTTCTTCGTCAATGAATCTGAATATGTCTACATCAATATCGTATTTTTTACATAGAACTTTCATTGCCTTTGTGTCTTTAGGTAAACACATACCACCATAACCACCAAACTCTTTATTTACATTTAGATAGTGACCTTCACCAACTCCATGGAATAAAAATGCGTCTTTGATTGCATCATAGTTTGCACCAAAATGTTGTGCTACTTTATGGAATGAGTTTGCAAATGTGATTCTCATCGCTTTGTAAGTGTTTGAGAAGTACTTCATAAGTTCGGCATCAATGATTTTGACTTTTACTTTGTGAAATGGTAGTGAACCATGACTCTTTACAATCAAATCATAGTTTTCATCACTATCAGTACCAACAACTAAAATGTTATTGTTGTATACAAAGTCTTCGTATGCACATCTTTCTCTTAAGAATTCAGGCACAAAACACATATTAAGATTTGGATATTCTTTTCTTAATCTATTTGTTGTACCAGGTTCAATTGTACTTTTCAATGCTACAAGACCTTTATACTCCAAGTCATTTAATTGTTTTATTACACTATTAACTGCCGTTAAATCACATTCATCATTTGCACCTGTTGGAGTACCAACGGTAATAAAGTTGATTTCTGTATCTAATGTATCTTCTATTGAAGTCTCAGGTATTTTGATATCGTAACCAACCACCTCGTGTCCGATGTATTCAAATCCTTTTGATATTGCAGAACCTACTGCTCCGATTCCGATTACTCCTAATTTCATTCCCATATGTAATTCCATTTTTGTTTATGCCACTTATTTTCTTTAATGTATTTTATAATATCATGATGTACCATCTTTGTATCAAAATAGTGTGGCTTACAATATAAATGACCAAAGAGTGGAACTCCACTCGTTACTGAATCTGCCATATTCATAAAACTTCCTTCATAAACATGGATTTCTTTTGCGTTCTGTAATACTTTTCTGTAATCCAATATATGTCCTGCTCTACCATCAAGGTTTATCACAGGTAAATTTGGATTCATAAAATGTTTTCTGTTAATACCAATCATTGGACGATTCATATTATCAAGTGGTCTTTCATGTACGATTATGTAATCTTTACCATGCGTTTGAACCAACTCATTATATAATCTATCCTCTTCATTTACATCATAATCCCAAGTTAAATCTCGCCAACTACTATGTTCAACACCATCTTGAAATTTTAATCCTATATGTGGTGCGTGATATTCATGAGGACAAGTGCCTGTTGATAGGTTTGGTGTCTCATTGTATAGTTTTTCAAATAACCAATTTAGTCTTGGTACTTGTATGTATACTCTATCGTATTCTTTACAATACTTTTCTTTAATTACTGATGAGAACATTAAGCCATCACCAACTCCACCTGCGTGTCCTATTGTTATTGCTTCCATTAACTTAACATTTTTTCAACGATTTCGATATCTGATGGATAGTCAACTGCGTGTGATACATTGTCCACCATTACCATTTTTACTTTATGTCCCATCTCTATAAATCTATCAATCTCAATGTCTTCCTCAAATTCGAGTGGTGTCTTTTTACCATAATCGGCAAAGTCTTTTAGATGTTCTCTATTGAATCCGTAGATACAAACTTGTTTCATTGGATTACTGGTCTTACCCTGTTTTGTTCCTGGGAGTGGACTCCTTGAACACCAAATTAACTCATCATTTAGATTTGTAATTACTTTTGGTATCTTTGGGTCTTCAATCTTTTCGTGAGGATTCAAATATGCCATACAATTTATAATATGGTCAGGGTTATCAATCTTAGCTTGAATAACTTTATCAATATCGTTTGCTGATAACATAGGTTCGTCACCTTGGACATTGATGATAAAGTCTGCGTCTATTTCCATTGCCGCTTCTGCTACTCTATCTGTACCCGTTGGACATTCGTCTGAAGTTAAGATTACTTTTAAACCATTGTTTTTTGCAACATCAACAATTTCTTCGTTTTCTGTTGCGATGTAAACATTATCTTTACCCACCATCGAGTTTTGACATAGTTCAGCAACCCAAAGAATCATTTCTTTTCCATTAATCATCGCAAGAGGTTTTCCAGGGAATCTTGATGATTTGTATCTTGCGGGGATAACTATCGCAACCTTTGGGTCTAAGACCCCATCAAGTTTTTTATTATCAAATGACTTCGATTCAGGTATGTCAAGTAATACATCTTCTATCCTATTAGGATGTAAGAACGATTGTTGTAAGTTCTGAGGATACAATGGGTGAATGTGTTTCAATCCACTAACCATATAGTTGTGTGTAAAACCCCATTTGTATTTTTCCATCAAAGGATTCATCCAATCAGAAATAACTTTTTGTAAGGGTTTACAATTGTATTGTGTCTTATCACCCCAAAGAAATTTTGTTTGGTCTTTTGCGTATTGTAGGTAAGTTACAAGTTGTTCTGTTTTAACATTTCCGACACCTCTACCCATTCCAAGTAAAGTACCATCTAACCAAAGTGCCCCTTCGGATTCTGCGGCAAGACAATTGGCGAATGCAAGTCCAAGGTTATCGTGTGTATGAATCCCAATCTTCGAATCACCTTCGAATAGTTCTACAATCTCTTTTGTTCTATCAGGAGTCAATGCTCCATATGAATCAGCAAAGTATAATGATAGTGGTTTTAATTCACCCATATCATTTACGAAAGTATTTATTTCACTATCATCCAATAAAGATATACCCATCAGATTTACTATCAATTCGTAATCCTTTGATTGGATATATTTACCGATTTCGATTGCGAGGTCTAACTCCGAATACTTTATCGCGAGACGACAAATATCGAATGGTGAATTTTCCCCATCATGGATAACATCATCAATCAATGAGAAATCTACTTCATTACCTTTTATGAAATCCTTTGCGTCAATCATAAACGCAAGTTTGAGGTTTACTGGCTTTCTATTGTCCAATACATCCCAAATGAACCTATCGTTACACTTACGATATTTACCACCCTTAACAGGCGATTTGTAACCCATCTCCATTACTCCGACTCCCGAAAGGTCAAGGGCTTGTACTAAGTCTCTGACCATCTGAGTGTCAAAGTTCCAATTGGTGTAGTACCCACCATCTCTTAATGTACAATCTAATATCATAGGAAATTTGTTAAAATTTTCTTTCGACACACGAATCGTTCCCAAAATGTGGGTTACACGAGGGTGTCATAATAGTCGTTTTGTTTTACTTGTTTTTCTATATCTTTGTGATGGAACAATGATAGTTCCTCAACCCAAGGTAAATTAGAAATCGTGTCATATCCATCGAGTTTCTCGTGTACCTTATTTATCCAACGAATGGAGTCTGATTTTTTATAAACTCTCCATTGTGGGTCTGGCCAATTTACTCGACCCTTATCATCAACCTTCCACCCCCACTTCTGAATGTACTCATCGGTTAACCCATCTACCAAATTTACTCTTGGTACAAGAATCACATCAACACCATTCATTTCAAGGATTGCTGGAAGGTTTTCAATCAATTCATTATTAGGGATTTCATCTGCGTCAATCTGAAAGATGTAATCACCATTACATAAATCTGTTAATTTGTTTTTCCAATTTGCGAAGTGTCCATCGAACTCACCACTATGCCATGAGTAAGTCGGATTTACTGATTTTGCTCTGAGGTATTCTTCTACTTTTGTATCACCATTCTTAGAATCGTATAGAACTACGATTTCATCTTCGTCTCTGATATTGTCTAATAGGTAAGGTATTAGTTTTTGAATTTCTACCAACTCATTACAAACTGTAATTGCGTAACTTATTTTCATACTTTATTTTTATAATCCTACGGGTGGAGTATCTTGTGTGGTCTCCAAATCCGTATCGTCCTTTCGAACTTGTTCTTGTTGTCTTCGTTCTGACCTTGATGCTACTTTATCAAATACACCATAGTCATAGTTATAAATTGTTATCTGACCTACATTCTTTTCAACCAAAGTTCTATAACCATTTTGAAGGTCTTTGTTCTTTAGTTTAGAAGTGTAGAATTGTTTAGAGTTAACTTCTACTCTCAATTTACTCAAATCTAACTTTTTAATTTGAGGAGTAGTACTTGTTACCTCATTCAAATCCTCTGCAAGTTTAGTAAACTTGTCGGGTGCACAATCTTTTAAATCTAAACAATGAAAGTAATTCTTGAATTTAGGTTGTAAGATAAAGACAAACATATCTCTCTGAGAGTTGTCTCGTTTCTTATACCTAATCTTTGCAACCATACCTCTTTCTAATTTAGTCTTAGAAACTCTTGTAGGGTCTGTTAATTTACTTCTATGTCTACTTGTAAAATCTGGCATTACTTTTTCTTCAATTTAGGTAGTTTCAATCCAACTTGAGTAGGACCTTCACCAACTTTATATTGTGTTAACAACTCACCTAACTTCTCTGTCATCTTATCTTGAGTAAAGTTAGTTTTTACATAATGTCTGTTTTTACGAGACATTACCACTGCTTTTTTGTAATTGTTATAAACTGTTTTTAGAACACCACCTGCTTGTTGATGGTCAATCTTGAACCATTTTGCTTGTTCAAGAATCCATTTGTTTGCAGCTGATTTATGGACATTCTCTAATTTACCACCCACTAAAAAGTTATATTCTTTATTTAAGAAATCTACATGACCACTCCAAGCTGATGCTATAATTGGTTTACCACTAACACATGCCTCAAGTAATGGTCTACCGAATCCTTCACCATGAGTAAATGATACATGAGATTTTACTTTTGGATGGTTGTATACTGAATTCATTTCTTCATCAGTCAAATCACCATCTAAAATATAAATATTAGGAAAGTTAGTTCCACCAATTCTATTTTTACATCTTTCAATTGTTTTTCTTAGTCGATGTATATTTGATATTGATGGTTGTCCATTATTAGTTTTTAGAACCAACGCAGGTTTAGTTTTGTTTTTAAAAGATGTTCCCTTAAATGTATTCAAAAATACTTTTACTAATGAATATATGTTTTTTCTATCTTGACCATCTGCGCCTGGTAACCAATGACCCACAAATAAGAAACAAAAGTTTTCTGGTATTTTGTCAAATACTTTTTTAACAGTATTGTTTATAGGTGCTTTATTGTCAAAAACCTTTGTGTCAAATCCCTCGAATAAAACTTCAACAGGTTTTTCTAATTTCAACTCACCCATTTTTTGTTTTGTCTGGTCATTGAGTTTATCATAAACTGCCGATAAAGTTCTTGCTGAATGTTCTGACGAAACCATAGTTAAGTCCATTCTATTACACCCATCGATAAATTCTGCAGGCGCATCTGATGTTTCGATAACTGCTGATACACCAATATTAAAATGACCTACTGGTTGAAACTCTGATGGAATTGTCATTTGAATCCAAATATCTGGCTTCGATTCCATTTTAGGACTGATTCTTGAAGTCAAATCCGAATCATCAGGTGTCAATGCGTTGATAGGAGTTTGTCCCCATCGTTGAGACAATATTCTAATGTCCCACTCATCACCCTTTAACTGAATTAATGACCTTACGAAATCTCTACTTCTTGCACCATAACCACTTCTTGTAGCTATTGGACAACTAATTACACATACTTTTTTCATATCTTGTAAATATCAAATCTTTGTCTTGGTTTCCAATTTTCAAAACAAGTATCAATTGCTTCAATAAATTTCTCACCCATTGTTTCGGCTGCCATATCACCTGCACCCATAATAAATTCATGTCCTTTCATACCTGCGGATGTACACTCATCCCTACCCTTACTATACCATTTATCTATTGCCGAACCGATGTCTTTATAAGAACATCTATCATCAAATATATAAGGAGTAACGGGTGACCCTTGTAGTGAACGATTAGAAGGCCAGATTGGTTCAACCCATTCACCCCAAGTCAGTTCGTCTATAATTGGATTATCTTTATCGTGTAAAGAACCAATCTCAACATAATCATCTCCAGTTAAGAACTCACCATTTAGTTTAAATCCACATTGGTCTTGCAATCCACCTGTAACATTTACAATGATAGGAGTACCTGCTCGTAATGCTTCACAAGAACCTAAACCAAACCCTTCGTTTGATGCGACATTTAATACCACATCACATGAGTTATAAAACATATTTAATGCTTCCGTACTTAGTTTTCCATCTGAAAACTTTACATCACAATTTTTTACATTCATTTTTACCAATTCAGGAAGGTCTGTACCATTATCATCAATTGGATTTGTATGCATGAACAATAGTACTTTTTTGTTTGGGTGTTTCTTTGCAAACTCTTCTACTCCTAAAACAACATCACCTGGAACTTTTCTACGAATGTTTCTGTTACACCATCCGAGAATAAAGTCATAATCATTAATACCACATTCTTCTTTGTATGCTATTAAATTAGTATCTGTATCTGATAGTGGTTTGAATAAGTTAGTTACTCCATGTGGAATATACTTGAAAGACCAATCTCCTCTGTCTTCACCATACCAATCCATTACTCTTTTGTTAATACCATATGTTTGTTTGGATATACCTAACAACAAGTCACAACTTGCGTAAAATGGTGCATTCCAATGTGGGTCAGGTAATGAGTCCCATATATTGTAATACATGATTGGACAAATCTGTCTAACCTCATTTTCCATATCATACAACCATCCCCAAAATCTTGGGTCAGTAAAGTGTAGTATTGCGTCTGGTTTTTCTACATTCAATAATTCTCTTAAAACTTCAGGATTACCATAACTTGTATGGGCGTATATCTTTACAGATGCGTCTTCTATGCCTGTAAGTTTTCTAACATCATCATCTAAAATGAATTGTTTACCATGGTCGGGATGCTTTAATGCAGCCCCCAATTGTACCCAATCATATTTGTGTACTGTTGATAGTACGATTTCTTTTGATTGTGTTGCAATCCCACTATGTAATCGTAAATCATCGGAAAGTAAAAGTATCTTTGGTTTCTTAACCTTATTCTTAGATACCTTCTTTAGTTTTGGTAGTTCTATGCTCATTCTATAACTTCTTCTTAATTTATTTAACTATAAATATACAAAAAATATTTATTAAATCCTATTATAATCATCATTAATTCTAACGATATCATCTTCACCGAAATAGGTTCCAGTTTGAACCTCTATAAACTCAACGGGTTCATCCGTTTCATTCCATGCTCTGTGTTTTGCACCTAATGGTATTCTGATAGTTTCACCATATTTTCTGAATACCTTTTCATCATCCAAAACAATTGTTAACTCACCTTTTATAATTGTCCAACATTCTTGTCTTTTGTGGTGATACTGATAAGATAGTTTTTGATTTGGATTTACTGTAATTCTTTTTACTTTTGTTGTAGGGTCATCTAATAATACTTCATACTTTCCCCATGGTCGAGTTTCAGTTAAGATTCCTCTAGCAGCTATTGATTGGTTTGATTCTAATTTACTCATTGTACAAAACTTGCTTTTTTACTCCATCTATTTAGTAACCTACTAAAATGGTTAAAGTCTTTTCTTGTTATTTCACCAAAGTATATTATTCTATCTGAATTATGTACTATACAATCGTACTGATGAAGTGGTTGTGTTGGATGATATGGTTTATCATAGTAATCATCGTCCATTCCACTATATAAAGTACTTGATGTATGTGCTGCGTTATATTCGATATACTTTAGATTCATTTCTAACGCATATTTTCTAACCCACTTCTCTACACCATTCTTTTTACCTCTCGTGATAATTGTTAAATCCTCACCAAATTTTTGTTTGAGTTTAAAGATTGCTTCTTTAAGTTCACCTCTATTTTCGTACTTCTCATCCCCTATCAGAGCTACCTTCATTTTTATTAAGTGTGTTTCGTACCTTTTTCCAATACCTTTTAGTTTGTTTCTTTTGTAATCCCTTCGGACCACCATTCCAACACCTTGCGATTTTCTCATATGAACTTTCTTTGTGATAATAATCTACAAATACATAAAACATTTCAATAGACTTTTCTCTATTCCATCTGTCATCAAGTGTATAAAATCTATTATCATCATTTTTGTTTAAAATTCGATTTACATCATTCACCATTATGGGTCTAATCTGTAATACTCCTGCAGCGTTTTCTTTTTTTGCATATGCAGTTGGATTACCCTCTGATTCTACCCACACCATTGCCTCTACCAAATCATCTAAATTTCTTACAATGGGTTTTATTTCATTTTCTACTTTTTCAATTTTAATTTCCTTAATAGGAATCGTGTCAATTTGTTCTATTGGTTGTTCGTTGTTATTTACCGAAGAACATAGTAATCCGACTAATACTATTGAAAGATTTCTCATACAAATTTTATTCGTTCAACTTTGGGACATAATTCACTATCCTTAAAAGGACAATACTTACAACTTTTCTTGTTTTTACCCATCGTAGCGGGAAAGTCCCCTTCTGTGTTGTAAGAACCATCATCGTTAAAAGCGTTGTCGATAAACTCATCAAAACTTTTTACAATCTTATTTAATGTTGGTTTTCCATGTGATGGTACAAATTCTTGTACTCGTTTCTGAGCAAACATAGCTTCTTCCCATAACTTCCTCTTAACTATAAAGTATCTAACCTGTATCTTGTCTAAAGGATATCCATATTGTTCAGCGAAAAACTTCTTGTACAATACTAATTGAGCAGTTTTTGTTTTATCTGCTTTTTGCCATTTGTTCCAACCTTTTGTTGAGGTTTTGATATCCCAAATTTCTATTGTATTATCTGCAAGATTCTCAAATACTAAGTCAAGGAATCCCTTCATCATAATATTTTCATTAGAATCGGATGCTGGGTAGTATATTGGTAACTCAACTCCAACTAATTTCATAGTCCTTGTTGAGAAGTATGATGCTCTATTCTTACGAAGGAAATCCAATATCTGAACACCATCATCGTAGAATTCATTCATTTGGTCTTTTGTGGTGAACTTGACACCATAGACTGCCATCATCTTTTTGTACTCCTTAGCCATCTCTTCTAATAGTAGAGATTCTAAGTCCATTTCATTTGCTTTAACTGCCGACTCGTTGTACATTACTTGTAACCACGATTGAATTGTCTCGTGCATCGCAGTACCAAATACAAGGTGAATAGATGGGTCAAAGTCTTTGTGACCATCCATATAGGTCAATTTCCATTGTTTTGGACAATTAGCCCACATCGTATATTGAGAATACGAAACTTTAACATCACCCTTCTTTTCTTCATGAACAGGAAAGTTAAAGATATTTGATACCATAGATTTTTTCATACACTCTAATATACGACAATTTGACGAGAATGCCAAATTTTAATGTTATTAAATTGTTAAGTTTTTACTTAGCCCACTTCTTTCTTTGGACTATCTGAGAGATAATTCCATATACACTCAAATCTTCGTAAGTGTCTTGGATATTCTCACCAACCTCATCGGGTTGACCTAATACAACTAATTGCTTTAGTCTTTGGATTTTATCGTTTTTTCTAAACCATAAACCAACTAATGATAGTTTGATATCTTCGTCTGATTCTAAATTAGTTCCAACCGATATATTACCTGGCCCATAGTTTCTTTGTTTTTTACAAAATGTTTCATACATTTCATCTAAAATCTTTTGGAACTCTGATGTAGTTTCTGGGTATAATCTTTCACAATATTCTACTGCGTTTTCTTCTACATTTCTTTTTTCAGTTCTCTCACCCTTCCACTCTACTTTATTTTTTCTGTCTTTTATTACTTTAGCCATTTTTTTATTTCTTTTTTATCTAACCCATATTTTAACAATATTTCAGTAATATTGTCTTTACTAAGTATTTCAAGATAGTCTCTGACTTCTCTTTGTGATACTGAGTAGTACTTTGCAAGATACTCCAACACATTGGAATTATACTTGTCATCTTTTTTACCTTTTATGTATTTGTCAAAAGACCTTTTCTTTGGTAAAAAATCAAGATACATTTTATAAACATCTCTTGGACTGAGTTGACCAATAGTAAACTTTTGTAGCTCGTTAACCAACTCCAATAATCCCATATTCATAGACAAAAACCTATTGACCATAAATGGTTCAAAGGTTTTTTTATCCATAACTGACAGACTATCCCAAGAAGTTTTTGACTCCTTAAGTCCAGATAGATGTTGAAATAATGTCTTAGCCTTCTTGGTTGTCGCCATCAATTAGTTCTTTCGGTGTAAATTTAGGATGAACAGTTCCACAATTGTTACACAATACAACAGGTATTGGTAACATTGATGCTACACCATTTGGTGATTGTACTGCTGGTACTTCTTTATACATTGTTACTTCGTCAAAAAATATCCCACCACACTCAGGACAACTTACTGTCTCTAATTTTCTTGGGTCAAGTTTTAATTGAGGTTGTTGTTGTGGGTTTTGTTGACCACCCAAGTTAACAACTTTACCTTTTCCTTTTTTTGCCATAATTTATTTTCCTAATGTCATTAAAATAGTTAATACCATAGCCATCACATTGATTTCTTTATCAACTACCATAGAGTCTTTGTACTGACCCTCGGCTATATTTAAAATAGTGTGTCCGACTTTACCATTTGCATATGAATCTACTTCATCATAAAGTGCTCTATACAATGGTGTAAAGTCTTTCACTTTTGAATCTGCAATAATTTGTCTGATTGTGTTGAACTTTGTTTTCATTTCACCACTATCTTGTAAAACTTTTATTACATCTTCAGTATAGTTCGCCTGAATTGTAGAGGTTGTATCTATTTGTAATTCACCTTTGACAACTTGTCTTTGTGCTGAATTTAAAACTCTACGAATGTCAGGATAACCACTATTGACCAAAATTGCCAACTCTTCTTTTTCAAACTTAACTGATTCCTCATTTAATATATCAAACAATCTTTTTGCCACTTCTTTTTTAGAAGGTGGTGTTATTGCGAATGTTTGACAACGAGATTGAATCGGGTCAATAATTTTCTCTACATAGTTACAAGTTAAAATGAACCTTGTAGATTTACTAAAAGTTTCCATAAGATTACGAAGTGCTGCTTGTGCATTTGGTGTCAAATAGTCAGCTTCGTCTAATATGATAACTTTCCACTTTCTGAAACCCATTGATGATGCAAATCCACGAATCTTGTCACGAACTGCGTCAACTGAGTTTTCATCAGAAGCGTTAATATACATCAAATCACAATCAATCTGATTTGTGATTATCTTTGCGAGGGTAGTCTTACCAGTTCCTGCAACTCCATAGAGTAACAAGTGAGGTACATCCTCATTTTCAATGTATATTTTTACTTTGTCTAATATATGTTGATTACCAACATATCCATCTAATGTATCGGGTCTGTATTTTTCAACCCATAGTGAATTGCTCATCTACCTACTTCTTTTAAATATGTTTCTTTTGCGTTTTCCCAAGTCATTCCAATAATATCCATGTAATACAATGTATCTGGTTTCAACCTATTCTCATCATGTAACTTAGTGTATCTTCTAATAGCTTTCTTCTTCCACCATCTGATTGTGTAATCATCACCTTCTTTGAACTTCTTTTTCATCTTCAACTGACTTTCATCAATCTCGTTTCTTAGAAACTCATTACCATTATCATACATCATTGCGAAGTATACACCTCGTTTAAATCCATGTTGATATTGTGTACTTTTGATTCCCAACTCTTTGAAAATCATAGACAATATTCTTTGTTTGATACCAGATACAGGTCCTTGGATACCTTCCTTTTGGGTTGTAACTCTTTTGTATTCATCAGCATTATGTTCTTTCATCCATTGATGCCAGATATCGTAAAATTGATTATCAGGTTTAGTAGAAACTTTACCTGTCGATTCACCTAATGTTTTGAAATGTGGTATTCCATTATATTGTGAATGGATTCCATAAAGAGAAGTTGTACCAACTGCGATTAGAGTTTGTCCATACTTTTCTTTCCACAAATCTCTGAATGTAGGTGAAGTGGTCAATGCCGAAACAAGTTTACCACCTAAGAAATTATATCCCAAAGGTTGTGTTGCGATGATAGATGTACCAATTGTAGTATGATTTAACTTACCATCTTTAAACTTGTTATCTTTATCCCACCCAATGTATTTATCACGAACACCTAAAGATGTTACATCAGAACCAAGTGAAATTACACCAAGTACTTTACCACTCTTTCGGTCTTTAGCAAATGCTTTTATATTACGACCTGGATTAGCGGTAAATTCCATTGATGAAATACACTTACGAATATCAGTCCACTTTGCCGTTCCTGCAGAATTTACGATTAGTTCAACATAAGGTTCTAACTCTTCAATTTCTTTAATAGTTTGTTCCTTATTTTGAATGTCAGTTGGAGTCCAAATCATATCATAAGACCTTGCAAGACTTGGTTTTCTTGACATAGACTTAGGTAGGTCTGAGTTCCACTCCTGCCACTTTTTATAAAGAGTTTGTTCCTCAACTGGCATACCTGATAGGTATTCCATATTGTCGATGAATCGTTTTCTCTCTACATCATAGTCAAAGACTGGTGCCGCTGGTTCTGTATCCCAAAATTGCATTACTTAATCTCCACTAAATAATAGTTAGACTTAAATCCATCATTTTCAAATGAAACATGAGCTAATCCATTTGGTGAAATCTTCAATGAAGATGATTTTGCACCCTTGTTAGCATTAAGGATTTCCTTTAAGTACTTAGCTGAGAATGATATTGGTTCTACATCACCATCACACTCACATTCTACATTGATTGAGATTCTGTTAGAGTTAATCTTTGAATAACCTAAGATTACTTCACCTTTGTTACTTTTACAACTAAATGTAAATGTATCTGAATCAGATAATGCACCTTTAGACTTTACGAATTTGTTTACGAAGTCATTGTCCATTTTGATAGTAGATGTAAAATCAGGTAATTGTTTCAAATCTGGAACAACAGGTATTACAGAAAGGTCAGCCAACATATAGTTTACTGAAGTACCTTTATCTGAGAACACAAGTGCTGCGTCACCTTCTTTTACACTAATATCTGAATCTAATACAGATAATAGTCCTTTTAATTGAGAAGTAGTATAAACACCATACTCTCCACTTGGGAAATCTTTGTTATCACTACTTACATTTCCTAATAGGGTCTTATCATCAGAAATGAATTTTACTGACAACCCTGCATCTGTTGAATCAATCTTTACTGATTCTACCTCACCACCCAAATTATATCGAGTAATGAACCCTTCAAACGAGCTTTTTTTCATAATTTACTTTTTACTATTGATTTATTATTATACTAATATACGAAATTTATTTTTAAAATCCAAAAAATTCTGCAGCTTTATTTAGATTTGGGTTTGGTTTTTCCCAATTCATAGCTTTATAGAAGTCATCAAGTTTATTTTCTAACTCCTTTTCCCAAATTCTATCGTAGTCAATATATTGTTCAACGAGTTTTAGAATCTGAGGTGGGTCGTTGTGACCTTTTAGTCCTGTTGTATCCAATCCAAGAGGATTTGTTTTCAAATATACCCATTTAATCTTATCACCATCTTTCATTGGTTCGTACTTATATGGTACTTTATAAAAAGCAAGTAATTGATTATATGTTATTGCTGCCTTCACATGCGCTGGTGAACCTTTTACAAATTCACCTAATACTTGAGTCTTTGTTGTGTACTTACTCATACCTTTGACTGCCGAGTTCTTTGCTATATCAATGAATGGGCGTTCTTCCATATCTTTTTTGTAGTCAAGAATCTTAGTGTCAATTTCTTTTTTATCAACTGACCTTAGTATATCTAATAATACAGTTTTCATTACTTCTTTAAAATATGTTGGGAATGAACTTCGTTTTACATCCAATCCTTTTACATCCAACTTATCACAATCAACTTCATTATCATTAATAATCCATTGTGCGTATCGTTTCTTTGAGACCCAAAACCCACCCTTAGCGATTGTTTCTTGTTTTATATCAAATTTATGAGTATCGATATTAAATAACTTTTTTGACATCGTGTCATAAACTTTATTGATATGACCTTCGACTTCTTTTGCTGCGGATATAATCGCAGGAATCATTTCTTCATCCGACTCTTCATTAAGTTCTGGATTACGAGCTTTTACTAATGGTGCTGCTTGATAAAAAACAGAATCAGTATCGGTATAAACATTGTAGTCATCTTCTTTTCCTATTACTTTTGAATAATATTGATTTGCAATTAATTCGGTTGTTTTAATTACAGTTTGACCTGTAATCGTAGTTGCTTCTGCATTATCTACATCGTAGAATCTGAATGATGGTAATCCCAACACTCCATATAAAGAGTTCAACATAATCTTTTGTACTAATTGTCGTTTACCATAAAACTTATATTGTGCATCGTTACCCTCTTTACCATATTTTTTCATCAAGTCTTTGTATTCAACTCGTTTGTCAAACCAAACACTTAATATTTCAGGTATAACTCCAACTTTATCTGTTCTATATAAAACACCATTTGCAGCAACAGAGTATCTATTCTTTTCAATAAACTTTAGAAATTTATCTTTAGGTAGTGGTGGAAACTCATTACCCTCATCATCCAAAATAGAGTAAGTATCAATCTTACCTCTCATATGGTCTTCTGCTACATAATTCTTAAGTTTACCAATCTTAGTTTCAGGTGAGATATTGATACTCATAATGATTGATGGATATAGTGATGTTAAATCCAAATCATAAACCCATTTGTAAAGACCAGGTTTTGGTTCTTTTACATATGCGCCTGTAAACTTCCCTTCACCATCAGACCCATCTGCGTTTCGTTTCTTTCTCCATGGTTTATTGGGTGCTACCCTACCACTCCTTCTAAGGAATGTAAGAATAGCTCCCTCTAACCATTTAGATGAAAACAGAAAGTCTTCGTAGAACACATGACCTGTATGACATATTGCCCTTGCTAAGTCAATGAATTGTAATTTCTTATCCAAGTCAACTACCAACTCAACATCAACTAAGTTATACTCAATAAACTTTTCAATATCATCTCTGAATAGTTGGTCTAAGTTTCCTTCATACTCAATCTTACCTCGACCTAACTCAATTGTTGCAACAGTATCTAATCGATAGTTGGGTAGTTCTGTAAAGTTATAACACTTATATAAAGCGAGATAATCTAATGCAGATACTCCTGCAATAATATATCTGTTTCTGTACTTGTTGTATGATACTTTACCAATTGGTGATAATTGATTTGCATATTGTTGACCGAATAGTAGTTTATATCTATTGTAAAGATATGTAACATCAAAGAAATCAATATTCCACCCCGTTACAATAGTTGGATTTATCTCTCTCCACTTGGACATAAACGCTGATAATAATCCCTCTTCAGTATCAAATGATTCTACCTTTGCACCTTTGATTGTTTTATCAATCTTTTCACCTTTGTTAACTACATAGACAAAATAGTCATTTGTAATTGAGTCATGTGCTGCGATTGAAGTAATTGCGTTACTTGCAGTTTCAATATCAGGCAATCCACTATTCATTTCAACCTCAATATCAAATGTTAGAATTGTATGTCCTGTTGATAGTTCGTCTGAATCACCATACTCATCAATTAGAAACCTCGTCATTTCATTGACATCAGACTCATATAATTTTAAGTCATCATCTTGTTTCCAATAATTTAATTTCTTAAGTCGTTCACCATGAATGGATTGATGTGCTCCATTACCATCTCTTACATAGGCGTACCTACGATACTTAGATGTAAAGTAACCTTTTTCATCATCCCAACAATGGATGATAGACTTTTCTTTTTCGAAGAATACATTTTGATACATATGTTAAATATACGAAATTATTTTGACTTTACCAAAAGTTAACTGCGTTTTCTGGCGTATAAGTTTCATGTTTTTCAATAGGTGGTAAAAACTCCTCAGGGTCTTTTGGATACGGACTTGTTTTATGTTTTAACATCTTACTAAGTTTTCGTTTCTCAGATTTGTTTTGACCTAAGATTTGAATGTACCTATGTTTAGGTGCTTCTTTCTTTCGCCAAAAACATGATTTGTTTTGTTTACCTATTTCTGTTTTTAAGTGTTCTACATTATGTGAACCCCATTTTGAGAATACAGTTCTCGAATGAATCCAATTGTAAGGATTTTCAGTTAGTGATACTGAATAGTTTGGCATTAGTTGTATATCACGACAATCTTGATATAACCAATTAGTTGCTTGGTAAATGCCACCGAGGTGTAATTGTTCAGGGTCTGCGTAACTCAATAACATCTTAATATTTGGTGCATTTTCTCTCATCCATTTAAAAGACTGACCCATTGAGTATGATTCTACATTTGAACCATATCCATCGTGTATAAACAATCTTGTCAATTCTAAACACTCATCTTTTTCTAAACCATCAATTACAGACTTAATCGCTGAACGACCTACGGGATATCCATATACCAAACAACCAATTAGTTTTTCACTACCAAAAAACTCACCATCACCCTTGTAATACACACCAAGTGCGTATCTACACATTGTCCATGCGTGAGAGTAGTGATACTTTACTATCATATGTTTTGCAACACTTTTATTGATTTCTCTGATTGAAACCTTTGAAGCGTCTACATAATGTTTATTAGGTTCTTTCAATTGGTTCTAATTTTTTTATTTCTTCTTCAAATAACTCACTCTGTTTAGGATATGGTAGTGAAGGGTATTTTAAACTCTTTAATATACGACTTTTTTTTGACTTATCCAAAATATAAATGTATCGATGCTTTCTTGGTTCTTTTTTAATCCAAAAAGTTTTACCAATTACCTTTTGTATTTTGGTGGGGTTATTAGTTCCATAATATGGAAATATTGTTCTACCATGCTGCCACTCCCCATTTTCTTCAAACTTAAATAACCAACTATCATTTGGTCTTATTCTATTTCCTTGGTATACCCAATTAGTTGACTGATATACAGTTCCTAAATGACCTGCTTTTGGGTCTGAGTATGAAATCAATCCTTTAATGTGTTTTGCGTGGGTTTTTAACCACTTAAATGTTTGACCTACAAACCAACTTTCAATGTTACATCCGTATCCATCAAATACAAATAATCTTGTGAGTTCTAATACTTCTTTTCTATCCAATAACTCTGATATTGATTGACCAGAGTGTCTTCCGATTGGGTCACCATATGTTGCAACACCGATTAACTTATCTGTCGATGAAAAGAAAGAGTGTGAGTTATCCTCAATATACAATCCCAAACAATAACTAACCTTTGTCCATATACCACTATAATGGTTCTTTATGATAATGTCCTTTGCTACTGATTTTGAGATAGGTCTTACGGATAACTTTGAAATATCTGTATACTCTTTCCCTTTAATTTTCATTGATACTCGTTAAACTCACCAAATAGTAAGTGTTTCCAAGTTTCACCTCTAACAATTTTTCTTATGTTAGCAGGTGACACTCCATTGTTTCTTGCCAATACTCTAATATTACGATGACCCACTTGCCATAATTTACGAATAGACCTTACTTGTCTTTCCGTTAATTTATGTTGTGGATGTAATTCACCTCTTAATGCCATTCTAAATCTTTTCACTAATATACGAAATTTATTTTAATTTTCCAAAATTATATCACCACTTTTCAATCCACTTGGTTCAATATCCCATAAATTGATTGCTATTGCGTGTCTTGTACCACGAGTAACTTTAGTAACTCTATGTGGATGGGCGCCTGCAGGGAATATAACCAGTCTATTATACTTTGGTTCTAATCTTTCAGGTTCACCATCTTGACCATGTGGATATATTTCAAGATAACCACCATCAATATCATTTTCCCAAGGATAGTAAACTGTTCCAATTATTGGTGTAATAATTTCGTTTGTTCTCCAGTAATGTGCTTCGTCTTTGTCAAAATGGAATGGTAGTTCATCCTTTTCTTCAAACTCCGAGTAAATGCCTGTCCAATATTCGAATCCTGTAATACTTAATGGTTCGTATGGTGAGTTCTCACCCCAAATGTATTCTATCAACCTTTTTTTAAGTGTATCGGTAGGTGAATTCCACCAACCATCCCACCACATATAACTTTTATCATTAAAAAATGTGGTGTCATTCTTTAAATCATTCAATAGACTTTCGTCTTTTATAAAATCATCTATTACTATCATAAACTTTCTACTTTCTTAAGTGCGGATGCGATTACTTGATGCATATCATAGTATTTGTACTCTGCCAACCTACCACCAAATATTACTTTATCTTGACCATCCGCAAGTTTTTTATATTTGTTATACATCTCATTGTTAATTTTATCATTTACAGGATAATATGGTTCTACCCCTCTTTCGTAAAGTTGTGGATACTCCCAACTAACATAAGTTCCTTTTTGATTCTGATTATCAAAATGTTTATGTTCTATGGTTCGAGTATAAGGTGTTTCTGAATCCGTATAGTTCATTAATGCACATCCTTGATAATTATCTTTTGATTTATACATTTTATGCATCCAATGTAAAGACTTGTATTCTAAGTCACCATATTTGTAATCGAAGTACTTATCAATCGGACCTGTATAAATTACCTTATCACCCATATCATCCCAAAAGTCTTTTTTATCAAAATAATCCGTTTCTGTAAATACTTCAATATCTTCTAACAACCTTTCAAATATCTGAGTGTATCCACCAATTGGTATTCCTTGATATTTGTCATTGAAGTAATTGTTATTATATGTGTATCTTACAGGCAATCTTTTGATAATTGACTTTGGTAACAACTTAGCTGGCTTCATCCATTGTTTTTGGGTATAACCTTTTATTAACTTTTCGTAAATGTCGTCACCAACAAGTGCTTTCGCCTGTTCTTCTAAATTAGTTGGAGTATCCTTAAATCTTTGTGATTCAATCCTTTGTTTTGCTCCTTCGGGTGTCGTTACACCCCACATTTTGTTGAATGTATACATATTGAAAGGTAACGGATATATTTCACCCTTATAGTTTGCAACTATATTCAATTGGAATTGGTGAAAATCTACAAACTGATTTATCCAATGCCAAACCTTATCATTATTTGTATGAAATATATGTGGTCCATATTTGTGTACATGAATACCTTCTATTTCTTCGGTATAACAATTACCACCTATGTGGTCTCGTTTTTCTAATACAAGAACCTTTTTACCTTTTTCTTTAAGTTCGTATGCACATACTGCACCAAAGAATCCAGAACCTACAATAATGTAATCGTATTTAGCCATTCAATCCTCTTAATGCTTTAGTATGAAGTTCTTTTGGATATTCACTTGTATCGTAATATGCGGTATCCTCTATTATAAACTGAAGATTTGGGAATGGGTTTTTTCTGTTTAAATCTACTAACATTTTAGTACATTGTAACGCTTTACTAAAGTGTTTTCGTTCCAAGTATATTTCTGCTAATCTGGCATATGATTCATTTCTGGCGTGACAAAACTCAACACTTTTATTCAACCACTCTATTTGTTTATCAATTTGACCTATCCACTTGTATGCAGCTGCTATTCCAACACAACACCAATAAGAAAATTCATCTCTTGTAGATGATACTAAATTATTCTCTTTATACTCTGGATTTACTTTATACAGATATTGTTCAAAATAAAATATACATCGTCTTGCAAACTCTTCCCTATGGTCTTCACCAAATGGAAAATTATCACCAAGTGTATCGTGATAGGATTTTGCTATGTAGAATAAATGATAATTATCTTCTAAGACTTTATTGTTTGGGACTACATCAAGTTCTAAGTTTAATGCATCTTTTAAAAACTTCATTGGTTGTAACCAAGTTTGTCCATCATTAGTTAGAATGTGTCTAAACTTTTTGTCTAATGGTACTCGTTGAAATTCTTCACCAACATCATCTCTATCTAAATAAATTGTCTCATGCGCTTTTTCTGGGTAGAATGCCCATGGTTCTTTTGCATTCCATAACCAAGTTCTAAAATACTTTACACCTGGCCCTTGACATGGTACATTGAAACTCTGAATCGATGTATCGTTAAATACGGACCAATCAAAATCATCATCTACTTGTAATTGTTCATCTGCATCAACTCTAAGTATCCAATCACACCCATGGTCTGCACTTAATGCAGTTTTTATACAATGGTCTCTGTTTATTCCATGACCCTTCCACCAATCTAATTGATATAAGAAACCAGGTATTCCTTTAGCTTCAAAGAAGCTCTTAATTATATCTTGTGTTCCATCAGTTGAACCATTATCTTGAATAACCCAATAGTCGATATACTCGTAAACACTCTCTAACATCCTTGTGATGACATGAGCTTCGTTATTTACCATCGTGTTAAAACAAAACTTTGCAGTAGTGTTCTTCATAACTTATTAATTGTTTTTATGCAGATAGATATTCGTTTACAGGTTTTACACCAATGTGTCTTTTTACTTCAACTCCACCTTCTAATAACACAACAGTCGGTACACTTCTGATTCCGTACTTTTGTGCAAAGTCTGGTTGTTCATCTACATTTATTTTATTTACAGGAATAGTATTCCCCACCTGCTCCATTACGGGACTCAACATTTTACATGGACCACACCATGGTGCTGAAAAGTACAAATATTCTTTCATTACTTACCTTTTTTTAATTAACCATCGCAGGATACACAATCGGGGTCTAATGCTCGTGCTGCGATATCACCACGAAGGACAGATTCCGTTCTCATATAATATAAAGTTTTGATTCCTTGTTTCCATGCTTCTAAAGTAACTTGATTAATCCACTTTGGACTTGCTTCAGATGGAAATGCCAGATTCAACGAAACTCCTTGGTCAATATATTGTTGTCTAACACCCGCTTGTCTAACCAATTCTAATTGATTAATCTCTTTGAATGTTTTAAAAACATCTTTGACCCAAAAAACTTGGTCTTTATCAAATGCTTCTTGGGAGATGTCTTCTCTTTTTAAGAGTTTAGCATCAACATATCCCCAATCGTCCAATTCTTTAATATCTTGAACTGAACCACCATCTTCTAAAACTTTATCCCAAGTTCCTTTTTTGTTAATACCCACTTTCCTAAATACCTTTTCTAATTCAAGGTTTTTACGAATGAATGTTCCCTTTGCCGTTTGTTCCGTAAATACATTGGAAGGCCAAGGTTCAATTCCTGCGGATACATTACCACTTAATTTAGAATTAGAAACAGTAGGAGCAATTGCTCTTAAGTGTGTGTTTCTAAATCCACTATCTTTACACCATAATGGTTCACCATACTCGGTAGCCATATCTCTTGATGCTCTTTCTGATTCAATCTTTAACTGAGAAAAAATCTTACGAGTTTCAAATTGAGCAGGTAATCCTTCAAAGGAAATACCTTTTCTTTGTAAGTAAGTGTGCCATCCTAAGACACCCAAACCTAATGCTCTACCTTTTTCTGCTGAACGAACTGCGTTTTCAAATCCTCTCATATTCTTAGCTTTTTGTAAGAATTCTGAAAGTACACCATCTAAAAAGTATGTAGCGGTGTATATTAAATCTGTATCTTTCCACTCATCATACTTTGCTAAGTTGAGTGATGATAAACAACAAACAAAACTATGTGATTCGTCTGTATGTAATGTGATTTCAGAACAGATGTTTGTCATATGAACTTTTAATCCATTGTTTTTGTACATTGGTGGATTTGCTTTGTTGATATTACCTTTATACATTATATAAGGTTCACCTGTTGCTTTTCTTTTTTGAAGTACTTTACCCCATTTTCTTCTTGCTTCTGGGTCAGCTTCTTCCAATCTTCTCATAAACTTATCACCAACAACTACACATTGATGTAAATTCAAACATTGTCTGTTTACATCACCTTTGGGTTCTCTGATTTCAATCCATTCATCAAAATCACCATGTTCGATGTTTAAGTTTACGGATGCTGCTCCTCTTCGTACTGCTCCTTGATTTGTAGCAAGGATTGTAGAATCATAAATCTTTGCAAATGGTACAACCCCATCTGATGTTCCATTTTGAGTAATATTAGAACCTGCAGGTCTAATCATATTCAAACCTACACCTACTCCACCACCATGTTTGGCGAGTAACATCATCTCTAAGTTCTTCTTACCGATATCATTTATTGAGTCTGCCACATCAATTCCAAAACAACTTATTGGTAGTCCTCTATCTGTACCTGTATTTGATAGTACAGGTGATGCTAAATTTAGCCAACCTTTCCAAATGTAATCAAAGAATTTTGATGCAAGTTGTGGTTTTTCTAATCTGCGAGCTACTGCCGTTGATACTCTCCAATATGCATCTTTTGGTTTTTCTCCAGGTAGTAAATAACCATTTGATATAGTTTTTACATATATTTCTGTATTTGCCCAAACAGGAAAATCCGTACCTATTTCCCACTCTAAATGTTCTGCGTGATTCTTCATAACTTGTTTTCTTAAAATATGTCGTCCCAATCTTCACCTTCATTTGCCTTACTATAATCAGTAGGCCTCAAAGCGAAGAAGTCCGTATGTGTTTGTCCACCTGTTAAGTGGTAGAACCAATCTAAATTAGATGCTTTTTCCTCATCAAAGTCAAAGATACCATTATATCCCAATTCTTTTAATTTAGAGTTTGTTCTTGATTTTATAAATTCTTTTAAATTGTCTGATTTTAGATTTTCCAAATCACCCATCTCAAACATTTTATCAATGTACTTAATTTCAAGGTCAACAATTAATCTTGCTGCCTCTTCAATTGATTCTTTACATTCGTCTAATAATTCTGGATATTCATCACACATATGTCTGAATAACTGACATCCCATCTTGGAATGTAAAGATTCATCTCTTACAGACCATTTCATTTGCTGACCGATACCTTTTAACTTGTTTCTCATTTGAAATGAGTAAAGTACTGCGAATGAAGAATATAACGCCACACCCTCTGTAAATGCTGAGAATATAGCGAGTGATTTTCCTACTTCTTTTCTTGCGTCTGAATTAGATTTTAAATCTTCATGAGTGTATCTGTTTGTTATACTTGCAAGGTTCTCAAATCTCTCTGCCGTTGCAGGTTCATGTAAAAATGCCTCAAAGTCTTCTAAACCTAATGATTCGTTTAGATATGAATATGCCGTTGCGTGTATTGTTTCTTGTGAACCAAACATCATTGCCATCTGTTTTATCTCATGCTTTGGAAACCAATCGGTAACCATATTAGTCCAATAATCAGATACCGCACATTCAGTTTGTGCAAACCCAAGTAATATATTACCGACTAAGTTTTTTTCTTCAGGTGTTAAATGTTCGTTCCAATCTTTGATATCCCCTTGCATTGGAATTTCAGTATGTAACCAAAATGCCTGTGCCTGTTTCAACCACCCTTCTGTATAATATTCAGGGTATTCAAAAGGTTTAAATGGGATGCGATTGTCAAATAATGCCATAGTAATTTTTATAGATTTATATTATACATTTATGTTATTGTCGGTTTTAATATATATGATTAAAAATCGATATCACCCGACATTTCTTTATATTTTTGCGCTAATTCCTTTCTTACTAAACTCTCCCCTTGTTTCATCTGGGTAGTAGTTTTTCTACCATCAATGGAATCATCGTTGTAAATATGAATTTGGCCTGTTGAGAAGTTTGCTTTAGATGGGAATGTCATTCCATCTGGCCCAAACCTATTTTTAATAACATGCCATCTACCCGTTCCTGCAAGTTTGTCTTCTATTTTACGAGATAATGATACTACAAAGTCTGCGGTCATCATTTTAGAGAATGAACCTGCGATTTTTGTACCTGTAATAATATCATCTTCTGCACCACTTCGATTAATCTGTGATGCCGTATAAACGGGAACTTCATATTCACCTGCCATACCACGAAGGTCTTCAATAATTTCTTCTAACTCTTCGTGTCGTTTTTCTTTCTGAGGACCTCTAAGTAAGTCTGCGTAATCAACAATAACTACATCAGGTTTCTTACCTTGTAAAATCATCTTGTCCATATGGGCTTTTAATGATGTTACACCTGCGGTTTTGGTTGGATAATGTTTTACAACTAAGTCACCCTTTACATTTTGGACTGCCTTCTCGACATCTTCCATATTAAATTTCAAGTTTCCTACTGCTACTCCACTTAGTACGGCATCATATCTCTGACCAACATAACCTTCATTTAATTCAAGAGTATAGTGTGCTACTATCTTCCCTTGTTTCATTGCGTTAACCCCAATGTTTACCAACGACCAAGATTTACCAATACCAGGAGGTGCTGCGAATAAAACTAACTCACCCTTACCAAAACCACCTTGTGTAATTTCATCAATAACTTGCCAACCTGTTGAGACTACATTCCTAACTGTATCTTCATATCTTTCGGTAATCATAGATTTGTACTCATGACCAATATCAGAATCTTGACCTGCTTTCATAGCAGTATCAATGTTTTTCTTTATCATATCATATTTCCCACTTTCTAATAATGGTACTGAATCTAAGATTGCGTTTTTGATAGATTGATTTTTACAGAAGTCAAGAACTTGCTCTTTTACAAATTCCAAATCATCACTTTCTAAATGATTCCATGCAAATTTTAATGTATCAACTACCGAAGTTTTTAATACATCTCTTTCTATGGTGTTTATTTTGACTTTGAGAACATCTAAGGTTGGCATCTTCTCAAATTCATGCATATACTTTAGGATATTTTTTACTAACCACTCTGCTGATTCAGCATCAAAGTACTCTGGCTTTATAATATCATATATCTGTCGTGTAAACGACCTATCTGATAATATAGAAGATATAACTTTATTCTGAAATGAGGTACTGAACTTACTTCCTAATTTTTCCATAGACTACAATATACGAAATTATTTTTTAATATCAAAGTGATTCTTAAGATAATTGTCTAATGATGTAAATGAATTTCTTAACCACGAATCTACATTTGCAAATGCGGTGTATAATTTGTCATACATAAACATCTTTTTGAACTCTACTATGTTTAGTTGAGGTTGGTGTACATCCATCATTTCTCTAACATTAGATGTAATTGATGAAGATATCTCAGGGTCAGATAATTGCATTAACCCATAATTCATATTTATTGTATCTAAATTGTCCATAAGTTTTTTTGACAACTTCTCATCACACTCTTTAGAACATTTCTCTATGAATGTGTCTAAAGAAAGGTGATTTTCCGTTAAAAACTTCATTTTAGATTCAATTGTCTTAATACCAACACCATTTACACCTTTTATGTTATCTGATTTGTCACCCATTAAAACTCTGTAAAATATAAGATTTTGTGCACTTACTCCGAAGTCTTCTTTAACCTCTGTTTCAGTATACATTTTCTTTTTAGTGGGTGTATACACTTGGATTCGGTGATTTACTAATTGTAAAAAGTCCTTATCAGATGAAAGAATAGTTACCTGCTTTTCAAAGTAGTGATTTGCAAGATATGCTATAATATCGTCTGCTTCTACATAATCTATATAAGTCATTGTTATCGGTAATATCTGTAAGTACTCAATTAATCTCTTAAATTGATTCCTCATAGATACTCGTTGGTCTTCTAAGTCCTCATATCCTGCAAGTCTATTTAACTTAGTTAACCCCGTTCTACCTTCCTTATATCCCTTATATACGGACTTTCTTCTGTTTGAACCACCTTTTCCATCAAAGACTATAATAACACGAGTTGGTTTTAATCTTCTAATCGTTGCAGCGGTGGACAAGAGAAACCCTGTCACACCACCACAATGTTCACCATCATCATTTAAAGCAGGTACTGCTCCAAATACTCTAATGAATTGATTAAGACCATCAATGATAAGAACTCTATCATTGAGTGATTCATTTTTAGTTGTATTATATTCTTTGTTTACTTCCTCAAGAAGTTCTGCGTATTTACTATTCATCAAAATCTGTTACTTCAACATTATCAATATTTGCCTCTTCACTTGATTTCTTGTATGCCATAATATATGAATTACAGATTTCTTCGTAAAGAGATTCTTTTAGCTCAGGTCTCTCTTCGAGAATGTCTTCAAAATTCTTTGCTTGGAATTTTAGTTCCTCACCTGTCGTTTTGTCAACATAAGTGTACCATGCACCACTTTGAGTTACCAACTTATATGTTTTCATCATTTGTAACCATGAACCATAATTGTCGATACCACTATCAAAGTAGATATCATAGTCAACTGAACGAAGAGGTGGCCCCATTCTATTCTTGATAACTTGAGCACGAGTTTTGATACCAACTACTTGGTCAACCCCACCTATTTTAGATTTAAGTTGTCCCATAGATTTTAGTCTTAGTCTACAAGATGAGTGGAATGCGATTGCTTTACCACCACTTGTAGTCCAAGGGTCACCGAATG